TCTTTCTTAAAGCCTATGCTAAACCAGTTTAGTTATTATATCAATGATGATATGATAGCTAAAGCTGTAGCAGATTTATTTAAATATCACAAGCATAGAGTGAATTTAAAACATTATGCAATAATACTAAATGAAGACAAACCTTTGAAAGAAGAACTAACAGAGGACACAATTGATCAATTACAAACAATCTAAAATTAAAACAAATGCTAAGTTTAAAATGGTTTAAGAGTGCTGTACAAAACAGTATAGAAAAAGTAGTAGAAAAGAAAATAGAACAATTAGAAAAAGAAGAGGGGGAAAATATCCCCTCTTCTATTTACACATCTGAAAATATAGGAGCATGTGGTACAGGAGAATACATAAAGGTTGTATTAAAGCCTTATTTGAACATTAAAATGGTAAATGATGTACTAACTATTGTATTAGTTGATGGTGGTATATTAACCAAGAACAATGCTACAGCTGATGATTTTAATACAGCTAGAACTGCTACAACAGAACAACAACTATTTGCCTTAGTTGCTTCTCCAGAAATAAGAGATGAAAGACGTAAAGAAGAAGCTGAATATGAGAAAGCTAGTGCTATTAAGAATGGTGTAGAATATCTAAATAAGCTAGATGATTTTGAAATGAAAGATGGTTCTTTGTATCTAAAAGGTATTAGCAGAAGCATTCCTCCTCTAATGGTAGAAGAATTCTTACAAATCGTTGGTCGTTATCCATTTGTTGGAACAATATCTAAAGATGAAGTGAGTATGTTGCTTGAAGAAGATGAAGAATATCAAGCTCTTAAGAGGTTCTTTATGTGGTGTTGCTTAAATCCTAGAGCTGAAGTGGCTGATAAATTGTATAACTTCTTAAAGAAGAATGCATTTAAAATCACTAAGCAAGGATTCTTTGCTGCTCTTAGAAATGTTGTTACAGTGCATGGATCTAATGAACTAGTTCACTTTATAAGTAATGCTTATAATAAAGTGAAAGCTGTATGGAAGAAGAAACCAGATGAATATCATGTATTCCTAGACAATGGTGAATACAAAATGGTTCATGGAGATGCTATGTATAAAAAAGAAACATGTACATGTTCTTATTGTGATGGTACAGGAACTATTCCTAAGTATGATGAAGAATATGATGATAGTGAAGAGTGTCCAGAATGTGATGGTTCTGGTGAATATGAAGATATGGTTCTTGCAGTTAAAGGTGAGAACCTTGGTAACTTGACTGAGCTTTATCTTGATCTTCCTAATAGAGCAGAGAATAGATTCACAGATGCTTATAGTAGAACATTTGATATTCGCATTGGTAAAGCTGTAAACATGGACCCAGACAAGTGTCGTTGGAACACTGATGATTGTGGTGCTGAAGGTTTACATTTCACTAGTGATGAAATTCACTATGTAGGATGTGGAGACACTTCTGTACTTGTGCTCATTAATCCAATGAAGGTGGTGGGAATTGGTGAATCTAAAGGCAGATGTTGGGAATATTTACCAATTATGACTGTTCCACGTGATGAAGCAACTAGTATATTACATGATCTTGACTTTGATATTCTAGAGCTAGATGAATCTTATGCTGTACGTGAGTTAGAAAATCTTGCTGAAAAAGCTACATTAGGTTTTGTAACAGAAGCTACTAAGTATGAATTCAATCTTCCAGCAATTTCCACTGCTGAAATAAAAGCTATCGTTAAGAATCTCGATGAAATTAATGAACAAATTTCTAAGAGAATCGTAAAAATTGATTAAATTTGTATCAGCCTAGGGTAGCTTAAATCAGAAAAGCCCTTGATTGTATATTGGAGATGTAGGTGCAAATCCTTCTCCTAGGTTTATTTTTATTATGAGAAAGAAATCAATAAAGAAGAAAGCTGTTCCAAAGCCTAGAGTGGTTAAAACTAGAAATGCAGGTACATTAACAGAATCAGGATTCTGGAGCTTTATAAGAAGTGCATTGAGACAAAAGAGTAGATGGTGGAAACCAATTACACAATGTAAAATGGAAGCACGTAGAGCATATAAAGGTGCTAATAAACGTCAGAAGTTTGAATATCAATGTAATGAATGTAAAGGATGGTTTCCTGATAAACTGATTAATGTAGACCATATAGTTCCTGCTGGTAGCTTAAATTGTGCAGAAGATCTTCCAGGGTTTGTAGAAAGACTATTTATAGAAAATGAGGGGCTTCAAGTACTTTGTTCAAGTTGTCATGACAAAAAGACAGCATTAGAAAGAGAAAACAAATCATAAAATATTTGGTAGTTTGCTCTTTTCTTGTTATAGAGGTGCTATTAGAAACTGTTTAGTTGGACTAGCTAAAACAGCAGGAGGATTTATTTGGAAATATTAAAACTAAATCAGACAAGCAATGAAAGATGAAGAGAAAATAGAACTTTCTATTAATACAAAACCTTCTTTTACAGAGACATGGTATGAAGGACATGTTACATATTTAGGAGAAGAACATAAGTTCTGGTTGATACATCCTGATGGTGTAGATCCTAATAATAATGAGTATGAACTAGACATAAGATGGTTCTTTGCTAGAGTTCCTAGAGAAATCAGAGGATTATATCCACAAATTATTTCAGCATTTAAACAAAAACAAAATGATACAAGGAACAACAAAGACAGAAGCTCATTATAGAGCTATAATAATGGATAGTTCATCAAGCTTAAAGGAATTCTCCACTAATAGAAGAAAGTATCATAAGAGATATATTCTTAATGAGAAGGTGGAAGAAGAAGATAGTAAAGCCTCTGTAATGGGTAGACTTGTAGAAACATTACTTATGGAAGAACATTTGTTCGATAAGAAGTTTCACATGTCTATTGTTACAAATGCTCCAACAGCACTTATGTTAGATTTTGTAGAGGCTCTATATAAACATACATTAGCAGCTACAGATGAGAATGGTGCAATTAGTAGAACATTTGAAGAAATAGCTATAGATGCACATAAAGATTCTGGATTCAAGATTAAACTTGATGCTGTTCTTGCTAAGTTTATAGGAAGTGATGCTGAAGTGTATTATAAGGAGATTAGAGAGGTGAGAAGTAAAGGATTGACAGTTGTTACCACTGATGATGTTACACAAGCTAATAGAATCGTAGAGACTCTTAAGACTAATGATGCCACTGCTCCTATTGTAAACCTTGTAGAAAGTGATAGATTTAATATTTATAATCAATTACAAATAGAAGGATATACAGTGTTAGGTCATACATTTAAAAGTATGATGGATAAGGTGGTGATAGATCATAAAGAGAAAACTATTCAAGTGTACGATCTTAAATGTACTTGGTCTGTAGAGAATTTCTATGAAGAGTATTATCTATATAGAAGAAGCTACATTCAAGCATATTTATATTTTGAAGGTGCAAAGCAATCTTTTGCTGATCTAACTGATTACACTGTTCTCTATCCTAAGTTTATTGTTTGTGACAGTACAAACTATATGCGTCCATTAATCTATGAAATGACTGACACCTCTATGGATCATGCATTCAGCGGATTTACACATAGAGGACGTGAATATCCAGGTGTTAAGAAGATCATTAAGGATTTACAATGGGCTATTAAAAATGATACATGGGATGTATCTAGAGAAAATAGTATTGCTAACAGTGTGGTAAAAATAAATTAATGGAAGTAAAAAAGACAATCACTAGTATATTCATTGTTCCTACGCTTGGTATTGCAAAAGAGAAGCTTATAGACAATGGGTATATTAATGGATATATTAAGGATGAAAGAAAGGATGTACAGTATGAAAATGCTGTATATCTTCTCTTTAAGCCTGCTGATTTATATAAATTCAAAAGCTTTTTAGATACAGAGTATGAACGTACAAAGTCTATAGTTGATGATTATGATTATGAAGATGGGTATGTTGTAATAGTTTATACACTCAACAAAAGATTGGATGATGACATTGCTCTAATTAAAGCAGGTAAATATTCCCAAACTTCTAGTAAATTTCAAGGTATATTCCCTAAACTAGTCAAATTAAAGAGAAATGGATTGCATAAGGATGAAATAAGCATTCAATATCGCATCTTTAATAAGACAGAAGACCTACGTCAATATTGGGAAGATAAACTTGGGGTGGATTTTGAAGATGATTGGGAAGTATGGGATGGATTTAATGAAGAAGCAGAATCTCTTAACCTCGATAAACTTAAAGAAAATGTATAATAAAGAACTATTAGAACAGTTATTGAAAGAGTTTGGCTTAACCAATACAATTATATTCTGCAAAATGGAAGCAGCAAAGAATGACATCCTATACAAAGATTGTGTAGGAAAAGGAGATGATGAGTGTGTAGAATATGATTTTGAAAGAGACTGGTGGAAAAGCCAGCTTAAACAATTAGATTTTGAATTAAAAGCACGTATAATCAATTAATTATGACAGGACAAGAATTATTAGAAACCTATCCAAAAGCAGCTGGAGTAGTTAAAAAGTTCTATTTAAATCAGCTAATGGACTCTCTACAAGATGATAGCATTAGTCCTGAATACAGAGACTCAATTAAAGCACAAGAGTCCTATTTTGGTAATGATATTATTGCAAATTTTATTGATGTTTCTCCTAGAGGATTATTCGATGTATTTGATGATAATAAAGTGTATATAGAAATACTTGTAGATTATAAGGATGGTGTAATATTTACATACACTGTCAGAGATCTTGGTGAAATGTACACAGAACCAATTAAGTACAATGTAAGAAAAGAAGCTGAAGCAGTTGCTGTAGAACAAGCATTTAAATTATTAAATGATAAACTATGAGAAAAATAACAAGGGATGCATATGATGCATTTCAAGCAAAGAAAAGATTTAAAAAAGATAATACAGAAGTGAAGGTATTTAATGGGGAGTCTCATTTATATCTATTTGGTAATGAAATAGTTAAGACAGATAAGGGTGATGTATGGATTTCAGATGGTAGATATCGTCCTAGCAAGACCACTTCAGAAAGATTAAGTGCATTCGTATACATTAGAGTTAATAACGGACACTTTATTATTAACAATCAACTTAGATGGGATGGTCGTTGGTTAAATATCTCAAAATTATGATAGATGAAATAGTAGAAGTGGTTGTAAAGAAGTTCTACACTAGAAGTAATGTAGGAATTACTAAATACAACACCACATTAAAAGAAAACAATAAGGATAACTTTCTTAATCATCTACAGGAAGAGTTAATGGATGCCACTTTATATCTGCAGAAGCTTATGGATCTAGATATGGAATTAACTAAATTGGTTAATCAACATTCAAATGATGCAGAATTAGGAATGGCAATAAGGAAAATGGTTAGTTAGAATTTTATAAAACACTTGGTTTATAACAAGGGGTGTTGTAAATTTACACCCCCCCCTTATTATATAACTAAAAAACAAACATTTATGGATTTAGGACTGGAAGCATTGAGTAACATTACAATTTTTAGTAAATACGCAAAATATTTACCAGAATTGAAAAGAAGAGAAACCTGGGATGAGATAGTGGATAGGTATGAAAGTATGATGATCAAAAAGTATCCTAAATTAGAAATTGCTATAAAGCAAAGTTCACAGTTTATAAGGGAGAAAAAGGTGTTACCATCTATGAGAGCTCTGCAATTTGCAGGAGTGGCAGCTGAAGTGAATAATTCACGCATATACAACTGCTGTTTCCTACCAATTGATAGCTTACATAGCTTTAGTGAGACAATGTTCTTATTACTAGGAGGTACAGGAGTGGGATATTCTGTTCAGAAGCATCATGTTGACCAACTACCCACTATTAAGAGAAAAGAAACTCACAAGAACAGAAACTGGCTTATTGAAGATTCTATCATGGGATGGGCAGATGCTATCAAAGTGTTGATGAAGTTCTATTTTGAAGGTGGTGCAAAGCCTAAGTTTGATTTTAGAGCCATTAGACACAAAGGAGCAAGACTAGTTACAGCTGGAGGTAAAGCTCCTGGTCCAGAACCTCTTAAAATATGTCTTATGCATGTAGATGCTATAATGGAACGTAAAGAGAATGGATCTAAGCTTACACCATTAGAATGCCATGATATATTATGTCATATTGCTAATAGTGTTCTTGCAGGTGGAATTAGAAGAAGTGCAATGATTGCTTTGTTTTCTTATGATGATGAAGAAATGATCACTTCTAAGTATGGTAATTGGTGGGAATTGAATGAACAAAGAGGTAGAGCTAACAATTCAGCTGTTCTTGAGAGAGGAGTTGTTACACAACATGAGTTTAATTCTCTATGGGAAAGGATTGAAGCAAGTGGATCTGGTGAACCTGGAATCTATTGGACTAACAATAAAGATTGGGGTACTAATCCATGTTGTGAAATTGCTTTACGTCCTTATCAATTCTGTAATTTATGTGATGTAAATGTTAGCGATATAGAAGATCAAGAAGATCTAAACAATCGTGTAGCTGTTGCAGCTTTCTTTGGTACATTACAAGCAGGATTCTTTAACTTTCATTATTTAAGAGATGTATGGCAGAAAACCACTGAAAAAGATGCTTTATTAGGTGTTGGTATGACTGGTATAGCTTCTGGTGAGATTTTGAAATACAACTTGGAATATGCTGCTAATACAGCTATGACAGTTAATAGAGACATCTCTGCTCTTATAGGAACTAATGAAGCAGCTAGAATCACATGTATTAAGCCTTCTGGGACCACTAGTCTTGTATTGGGTACTAGTTCAGGAATTCATGCTTGGCATGCTCCTTATTACCTGAGAACAATGAGGTTCAATAAGAATGAAGACATTGCTATGTATCTAGAGATAAATCATCCAGAACTATGTGAAGATGATGTACTTAGACCAAAAGATACATTATGTGTAAGAATTCCTGTTAAAGCTCCAGAAGGATCTATATTCAGAACAGAGACAGCAATTGATACATTAGAGAGAGTTAAGAAGTTCTCTACAGAATGGATTAAACCAGGACACATCAAAGGAGATAACACACATAATGTAAGTGCTACAATTTCTATTGATAAAAATAGAATATACACTTCTATTGACATGTCTGATGGTAAAGGAAATCAGATTACATTATCAGAACAAGGTTGGTTAGATGAATGGAAAGCTGTAGGACTTTGGATGTGGGAGAATAGAGATGTATACAATGGCTTGTCAGTTTTGAATTATGATGGAGGGAGTTATGTTCAGGCACCTTTTGAAGATATTACAGAAGATCAATATAATGCACTAATTGGTACATTAAAATCTATAAATCTCATTAAGGTGATGGAACTAGATGATAATGTTGAATTTTCCCAAATAGCCAGTTGTGCTGGAGGAGCTTGTGAAATAGTATAAAACTTAAATATATGGAAGAAAAGAAAGATTTTGTTAAAGGTGTAGATTATTATCTAGAGAATGGATATGTTATTTTTACAGAGAAGAATCTCAAAGAGAAAGGAGAATGTTGTGGCAATAAATGTAGACATTGCCCATATGATCCTTTTAATGTAAGAGGTACTACCACTGTGAAAAATAACGATACTCACACCTCGTAAATTCATTTTGTTTTGATTTTGATTTCCCCTGGTGTTTCTACATTAGGGGTTTTTTTTATTTTAAAATGTCACAAAAAAAGAGTAAATTTGTGACAATAAAACAACTAAATTATGGCTAAGGCAATCAAGTCTCAAGAAGGCAATTCTAAGTTCCAAGAAGCATTAGATAAGTTAAATAAAACTTATGGTGCTGGAACAGTTTTAACATTAGATTCTAAAACAAGTGGTAATTATGATGCAATCAGTACAGGAAGTATTGGATTTGATCATATTACATTAGGTACAGGTGGATTTGTAGCAGGTAAGATGTATGAGTTGATGGGTTGGGAAGGCTCTGGTAAATCTACTATTTGTGGACATGCTGTAGCTGAGTGTCAGAAGAAAGGAGGAGTGGCATTATATATCGATGGTGAGCATGCTGTAGATAAGAAATACTTTGAAGCAATTGGTGTAGACACTACTAAGATGTTAATTGCTCAACCAAGTTCTGGTGAAGAAGGTTTTCAAATTGCTATGGATATGATTAACACTGGAGATATTAATCTAGTGATTATTGATAGTGATAGCTCATTGATTCCTAAGAAGGTGTTAGATGGTGATGTTGGAGATAGCTCTATTGGTAAGAAAGCTTTGTTAAATAGTAATGCATATCCAAAGCTTAAATCTGCTCTATCTGAACATAATGTTTGTGTTATTGTAATTAGTCAATATAGAGAGAAGATAGGTATGATGTTTGGTAATCCAACAACCACTCAGGGTGGACATGCTTTGAAATTTTACACTGATGTAAGGATTGAGGTGAGTAAGAGTTTAGGTAAGGATGGAGATGTTAATTATGGTAATATCACTAAGGTGAAAGCTACTAAAAATAAAATGTCTGCTCCTTATAGACTACATTCATTTGATATCATTTATGGCCAGGGTATTGATAAAATAGGAGAAGTTATGGAACTTCTTAATGAATTCAATCTAGGTAGAAAATATGGTAAGACCATGACATTTAATGATGTGAAGTATGATCTTGATGAATTCAAAGCAATGGTGTTAGATAATGAAGATTTCTATAATGAGATAAAACAAAGTATTATTAACAAAATTAATCAAACAGAAGTTAAAACAGAAGAAAATGTTGAAGATTAACAATTAATTAAATCAAAAAGAACAATATGGAAGTAAAAATTAAAAAACTTCATAAAGATGCAAAAATTCCAACTTATGCACAGTATGGGGATGCAGGATTAGATTTATCTGCAGTTAATATAAGCTATCAAGATGATTATATTTCATATAAAACAGGACTTGCGTTTGAGATTCCTAGTGGTTATGTAGGATTATTATTTCCTAGAAGTAGTAATAGTAATAAAGATCTAATTTTATGTAATTCTGTAGGAGTATTAGACTCAGGATATAGAGGAGAAGTAGAATTTAGATATAAGTTAGTTTATAATGGAGGAGCTTCAAGAGGATTACAACATATATATTCTATTGGAGATCGAGTTGGGCAAATTGTTATCATTCCTTACCCACAAATAACTTTTATTGAAGAAAAAGAATTAGAAGATTCTGAAAGAAGTACTAATGGTTTTGGAAGTACAGGACTTAAATAAAAATTAAAAAGTAATTATGACAAGTGCACAGATATGTAAGATAAAGATATACCAACGTGAATTTCTAGAGACATTTGATAAGAAGCTAGAGATTGACTGGGAAGCTATGAATGGAATAACTAAGTATGATACAGAAGTTCCTTTAAACACAGAAGAAGCAATGAAAGTTCTACTTGATAATTGCATTAAGAAGCATGGAGCAGATTTAAATAAGCTCTTAGATAGAAAACGTAAACTTCATCATCATGATTTTATTAATGAGAGACTTGCATTGATAGAATATAGTAAGACAGTATTTGATAATAACGTAAACAAGATAAAAGCTGCTAAGTTAATTAACAGAGATCGTACATTATTATATCACTTTGCAAACTCTTAGTATGAAATGTAAGACATGTGGTAAGAATTCTGAATCAGAATATTGTTTTCAACATAAACCTAGAAAAGCTCTAGCAGCTACTAAAGGATTTAAAGTGAAAGTTCCTGAAAAAAGTTCTTCAAAACCTATGCAAGATTTCTTTCTATCTATATGGAATAAAAGATTGCATATTTCTGAAGTTAGTGGACGTTATTTAGGTAGAAAACCATTGAGTGTATACTTTCATCATATTCTTCCAAAAGAAAAATATCCAGAATATGCATTTGATGAAGAAAATATCATACTTTTGACCCTAGATGAACATACTAATGTAGAAAATGACATGTACAAGTATGAAGAAGTGAATAAAAGACGTGACCAATTAAAACTCAAATATGAGAGAATCAAACAGGGAGAGAAAACAGGAGATCAAATACAATGTTCAGCTTAATGAAGAACAAAAAGAAGCTAAAAGACTAATCAGAGATAACCAGATAATAATCATCACTGGTAGAGCTGGGTCTGGTAAGTCATTAGTTTGTGCTCAAACAGCACTTGATTTCTTGTTAAAGAAAGAATGTGACAATATATTTGTCACTAGAGCTACAATTGAAGTGGGTAATTCACTAGGATTTCTTCCTGGAGGATTAGATGAAAAGTTTAATCCCTATCTAGAGGCTTTCATGGAAAACTTAGCTAAGTGTAAGGAGAAAGAAATTCTAGATAAGCTAGTGTCTGAAAGTAAGATATTAGCCTATCCTATACAATTTATCAGAGGTAAAACTGTTGATGATGTATTAGTGGTGGAAGAAGCTCAGAACTTAACAAAGGATCAGATGTTAGCCATCCTCACCAGACTTGGTAAAACTGGTAAAATCATCATCAATGGTGATAATGAACAGAAAGATACTAAGTCTCACGAAAGTGGACTCACCTATGCAATTGCTCTATCTAAGAAGATAGAAGAGATTAAGTGGATTAAGTTAAAAGAAAACCACCGTAGTGATATAGTGGGTAAAATCTTAGACTATGAGTACGGTAAGTAGAACAATTGTGTATGTATTATGTATTTTAATATTTACAGTTGGTATTTTTTTATCAGTTAGAGAAAGTAATAACACAATGATCCATTCTCAAAATTTCATAATTAATGGTGGTACATTTAATCTAGATGCATATGTAATTATTACAGATGATACAGATGCTGCTGTAAAGTTTGCAAATGATACACTAGATCAAGAGTATACCAAAGATGATTTTAAAGCAGGTGGATTAACTCTATGTGATGATCTATGCACTACATTTGTAGTGTGGTTACCAGTTAATAGTAGTAAGAATACATCTATTGTACATCATGAATTAGTTCATTTAACATATGCAATATTACATGCTGTAGGAATAGAACTATCTCCTGAAACAGATGAAGTGTATGCATATGAATTGCAACATTTATCAGAACAGTTTTATAAACAATTAAATCAATAAAAATGAGTCAGTTTTTTTATTCAAGAAAAGATGGAGAAGTTACAAGAACAGATAGCTTTAACCTAAATAAAGTGATTAGATCTGTAGAGATGGAAGATGGAAATCTTCTAGTGTTATTAGATGATATGCATGAGCGTTCAGAAAATGTTCCTGATATTGATCCTAAGACCAATAAAATGAAAGGAATGAAAAGAGAACGTAAGGTTTATCAATCAGAAATCACTCTTGAAGGAGATGATGTAGTGAAATTTAGAGCATTGTAATTATGAAATACAAGGTAATACTCAAAACTAGTAATAAACATTCTGATAGAGTGTCCAACTGTGTTAACACATGGTTGGGCTCTCTTGATTATGTTTGTCTTACAGACAAGTTAACAGGAAACTATCCTGAATTCTCTGGATCATTAGATGATGGTTATGAGAGCAATGAGGAGAAGACAGTTAACTTCATCAATGTAGTGAGATCTACAAGTCAGTTTGATGAATATGATTGGTTAGTGTTTATAGATGATGATGCTATTCTAAATGTTTCTATGTTTGAATCGATCATAGAAACATTAGATAAGTCTAAAGTTTATGGCCATAATATGATAGGTTGTTATTCTGGCGATAGAACATTAGCCTATCCCTCTGGAGGATGTGGATATTTTATATCCCCTAGTGTTATCAAGGGAACTAGTTCTATGACTAATAAAGGATATGGGTATGAAGATGTTTGTATGGGAAAGTGGCTAGATGAGAATAACATTTCTATTGACAGCAGTCTTAAACTGAATGGCTGGTTTCCTTTCCAGTCACATTATACAAAACTATGGGAACAAGGCAGTAAATATGTCCCTACATTAATAGCAAGTCTATCTGATAAAGACAGAGACTTTCTAACCAACCATCTAACACATCATTATATAAGACATGTGGCCTTCATGGAGTATATAAATGATCTTATGAGAAACAAAAAAGCCTCCTGATTAAAGGGGGCTTTTTTAATTATATATTGCTCTGTTCTAAGCATTTAGGGCAATCACCCTCGTAATAGATATCATGTACTGTACAAATCATTTTGATAATCTTTTTTGTTTCATTGGCCACATAGGACTTTTAAGTCTCTCTTTTGTATCAGCTTCCTTCATAAAGTTGGGAGCTTTCCTACTAGGAGGTTTTACCTTTGGTGCCTTTCTTGGTTTACCTGCTTTCATATTATATTGATTTTACTTCTTCTTCAACCTTAGTTACATCTTCTTTAACAGTTGTTTCTACATCATTAACTACAGTGTCAATTTTCTTAACATCTGAATCAATGAGATCTTCTTCCTTAATAAAGAAAAATGCACCAACAGTAAATCCAATAAGACCTCCAACAATCAAAGGGAAAATAAAGTTTAACATAGTTTAAGTTTTTAAGATTATTTTAAATCCTTCCATTGAGATTTTGGAAGAGCTTTCCACCAAACACAAACATAATCTTCAGGATCAACAGGAATCTTTCCAGATCCACCATTCCATTTGATGTAGGACTTACCTTCACAAAGTTGTGTTTCCTTGTTCCATTTGGCACAATTAGCACACATAGCTCCTCCTTCAGGAACTACCTTTGCAGCTTTAAATCCTTCATCAAATTGAAGAGATATTTTCTTTTCTTCAGCCATTAGTAGCAACCATTTTTGCATTTAGCCACCTTAGCTCCACCACCTTTACCAGAATAGTTTTTGCCAATTTGTTTACCGTAGCTACCAAGTTGCATAGAAACTGTACCACCTGATTTGTACTTCTTAACAGCACCACCAGTTTTAAGTTTACCAGTTTTCATTAACTTAGCAACACCTTTAGCATCTTGTTTCTTATCTATAGCAGATTTTTCAAACTTCTTTTCAGCTGCAGCTTTAGTCATCTTGATTTTACCACCCATTTTGTATTCTGTGTAGCTATCAGATTTGCTTGCTTTACCAGCATAATCTGTAACACTATCAGGTTTTCCAGATGTTTTAGCATAGTCAGTATAACTATCCACCTTGCCACCCATTTTATATTTCTTTGTAGCAGATTTTTTAATCTTACCACCTTTCTTCATCATAGGAGCAGGACCACCAGGACCTTGTGGAGCACCACCACCACCCATAGGAGGAGCCATCATTGGACCAGGAGCAGCTTTTCTTGCAGGAGCTACTGGTTTAGCCATCATTGCAGGCTTACGAACAGTTTTTTTCATTGCCATTTCAGTATAGTTTTTTAATTGTTTATTTAGCTTTACGAGCTCTGCCCATAGCTTTAAATGTCATTGCTAATGCTTTTCTCTTAGGAGTACATGTAGCTTTAGTCATTGGAGTGCAATATCCTTTATGTTTAGGATTTACTGCTTCTTGTATCCAATTTTTTTTTTTAGCTTTACCACCATTCTTCATGGTTTGGCTTTTATCCATCATAATTTCATTCTTCTTCTTAGCCATCTTAACACTTGTTTTGGCCATCTTTTTACCAGAAGCAATCTTTTTGATAGAACCACCCATTTTCATTTGAGTAGCACCTTGTTCTTTATCTTTTGTTAAAGAAACAGGAGTCTTTTTATTTTTGGGAGGTAAGTTGTCTTCTTGAACTTTAGTCCAAGCACCGTTAGGATCAACTGGTCCTACACGTTTATTAGCAACCGAAAGGCCAGCTTGAGCCTTTTTCATCTTACTTACTTTCATTATTTTTTCTTTTTAGATTGTAATCTAATCTTTTTTTCTTGCTTAAGCATTTGAGCTGTAGGTTTCTTTCCAGATCCTTTAGCAGCTCTGATATTGTCCCATAAACCACGTGGTGATTTAGAACCATCTTTGCGTTTTAACATTTCCATTTCCTAAGAGATTTATTAATACGTGAATTAGGATCATTTGCTGTTTTAGAGCTTGTGAGTTTCTTTTTCATACCACTCATTCTAGCACAGAATGATTTCTTTCTAGAACCACCTTCTGGTTGTGGAGGTTTTATATTATGACCTGCAGCTTTTAATGAAGCTCTACCTTTGGCATTTAATCCACCAGAAGGACTTTTACCTTCTTTTCTTTGCCAAGCTGGTGTTTTACCACCATTCTTAAGTGTACTTCCTTTAAATGCTCCTTTGGTCTTTAATAAATGACCATTAGGAACAGGAGTGGAAGCAGGACCTTTAATAGCAGGAATAGTGTCTCCATTTTTGAGAACACCTTTCCCTACATAAGCTGTAGCTTTTTGAGGATTCCAAGGACCTGCTTTTTTAATGCTAGCCATTATTTACGTTTTTTAGCACCTACTATTTTATCAGCAAATGTAATTTTATTCTTAGGAGGAGCTAATGCTGCAAACTTCTTTGCTTTACCAACTAATTTACCACCAGTTTTCATGGTAGGTTTCTTAGCAGTGTCTGATAAAGGTTTGTTAGCAATAGCAGGGTTTTGCTTAGGAGCATATTTACCCCTACCTGATTGTCTATCCATAGCATCTGCCATAGCTGCATCATGTTTAGCCATAGCTTCTTTATCATAGAATCTACCAGTCATTTCACCTTTAACCATTCCTTTAGGTACATCACCACCAGTTTGATATTTCTTTACTTTTGCCATTGTATTAATTGTTTTAATTTTGTTCTGGAGCTTCTTTAATAATACCTGCTTCAACATTTCTAACAAGAGCACCTTCAATAACTTGTGCAGCTGTTTGAGCTATTCCTGTTGCTTCTGCTATAGCACGTATTGCATTTAACATCACTCCGAATTCACCACCTGTAATAGTTAATTCAACATCTTGTGGCCATGTATATCTCTTATTAGGATCAAAGGTTGCCACTTTAGTTGTTTCTACTGTCTCTTCTGACATATATTTAATTTTTGGTTTAATAACAAAGATATGTATAATTCTATATACCTTCCAAATTTATTTCAAGTTTCAATTCTCTATTTCTTCTTTTTGCCTCTACTACCTTTCTAACATGTTCTGGGGACTTTTTTTTACCAATAGCTGAATTTCTCATTTTGAGCTTAGTTTCTTCAGATCTAACTTGTCCTCTTCTAGAATTTCCCATCTTTAGTTTAGTTTCTTCTGATTGAGATGAGCCTAATCTTAAAGTGTTACCTTTCATAATCTTACTTCTCCTTTTTTTAAATTCATCAGAGCATTTTCTTCCTAAATTTACTCTTTTTAATTTGTCAATACTTTCTAAAGAATGTTTTCCATGACTACCTGCTTCTCGAATATTCATCAAAGTTATATTACAGTTTCTATATTGATCTATATATAACTGTTCATACATATCAAGAATATCTTGGCTTATATCTTCAGGAAGTTCATGGATTATTGTAAATGAATGGTTATCAACACTATATTTTAATAAAGAGTTATAAAGTTTAGGTTGTCTTTTACAAGATATATTCTTATATCCTGACATTCTTTTTTTATAGTTCCAAGTCTGACCAATATAGACTTTATTAGAAGGAGATAATATTTTATAAATAACAGGCATTAGCTATCTAATGATATTTCAAATGTGATTGTAGCAGAGCTTTTAATACTCTTACTTAAATCTAGCTTGATTTGAAATATGTTATGCAGCTTTAATATTTCTTCTAGAAGCATATCATTGTACATAGGTAGGCTAGGAGCCAGTCTAAAATGATATGAATGTGGATTGCGTGTAATCTCTAAATTAGAAAGTTCATCCACAGAAGATATAATTCCTTCTAAATGAGCAAAATAAGCAACTTCGTTGTCATTCATCACTTGAGGGAAAAACTTTTTATTAACTAGCATTATACAATAGTAGTGGTAGTGGTTGTAGTTTCTTCTACAATAGTTGTTGTTGTAGAGGTTGTAGGTATTTCTATTGTAGTGGTGGTAGTTGTAGTAATTTCACCACTAATTATAGCCTTCACCTTAGCATTAGTTGCTTTAATCTTATTTATATCTATCATGATTATATTTTTAATTAGTCAGCATATGCTGCAGCTTGCAATTCTGTACATCCACCAGCTGCAAATATAGCAGATACATCATAGTTCACTTCTAATAGTAATTCACCATACGCATCCACTTTGAAATATCCATACTGTGAAGCATATTGATTCAACAAAGAAGCTAATGCATAAATATCAGCTGCATTGTGTGTAGTGTATACAGTCATGTAAGAACCAGGACCTGTGTTACAAACTATTGTAAAGTCCACACTTGTAATAGGAAAGCTACCTTCTACAGTAACTACAATGGTTTGTTGATCTTGATTGCAGCATTGGTATCCTTGTACTTCTTGCCATTTGCCTACCTTTGGTATAGATCTACGTAGTACTAAACTACCTGCTACCACACGTCCGCTACCATCATAACGAACATAAGCTTTTAAATCCCTTTTGTTAATGCTTCCCATAATTCTTAATTAATTAGGTTAATAGTTGAGGTTATATTTTTCTTTTAATTGTATAAGTTTTGTAACATAATAATATGTACCTCTTTTCATAGAGTCTTCATTATTAGCCACCTTAGTTATTTGACTGTCTTTAAAAGGATCTTTTCCTGTATGGTAGAGTCCTTTATAGAAAGCCTGATATCCAGGCATGTCATTAGATGTAATTCCAGCATTGTGATATAAACCTAGCTTATTTACCTTCTCTATATCATCTGATGCCCAAGAGAAATCCATTTCTGGAATGTTTTTAGTTTCTTTATCTTTCAACCAAAGGTTCCATAACACAGCCCACATATCAGCACACCAGCTTTGGAATCCTTTATTCTCATCAGCAAAGAATTGTTTGTTGATGTGTTGTAAGTATCTTCTAATGATAATACAATCATTCATCACCTTTGCCCAGAAATTAGCATCCACTCCTTTAAGGAAGTATTGTGCTCCTCCTGAATTATCATTGTTAGCTTCTGCTATTTCCCTAGTGATACCTATTAAGCTTGTTATTTCAGCTAGTACATCTCTAGTTTTATATTCTTCTAGCTTCTCTGGAAGCACATCAGCTATTTTACTATCAAAATATGAAGCGTTGATGTAACTATTTGTATCTGATAGATAACAAATGTCATCAGCTATGTAGTCATCTATATTAAACTTATCTGTAAAGAGGATATCACAATCACAATAAAACACTGCTTTGCTAATCATCTCTGGATGTTCTTTGAAATATCTCATTAGAACATATGGACGTAAAACAGGAATATACACATTCAACACTTGACTAACATCTCCTTCATCTTTATAATAAGCAAACTCTGCTTCTGGATATAAATCCTGAATCTTTTGCCACTTATCACTTTTTTCTCTAAAGCTAGGAGTGTACACAAGTACAATTGCCTTATCTGAATATCCAAGTTCTTTCAAGCTTTCCAACCATGCATGCACCTGCCAAGTATAGTAGGTATCATCTGGCTGGGCACAGATAAACTTTAAATCCTTCATATTATGTAGTTATTGGTTTTTTTTTATTCTTTATCGTGGAGCTGCAGTGGTGGTGGTAGTTGTGGTTACAGGAATATTTTTTCCTATAACACTTGCCAGCTGCTGTAATTGTTTAGAAATATTCCAAAGCAACTTACTTTTCTGACTCCAGCCTATTTGTTGAGAAGGTATTGCCATGTTATATTAGATTAAAGAAGCTGTAAATATTGTACCAGATCCTGCCTGTACAGTTTGACTACCACTTACAGAAGATGTATATCCTGTTATAGTGATATAATCAGTGGTACCATTTAAATACACTATAACACTTCCACTTTGAGTGAAGTTCATAGCAGTGTTTACCAAAGATTGACTGATATATAGTTGATTAGATCCATTAAGATGTATCTGAGTGTTTATTTGTTCTGATAGAGTGATGGTACCAGTGCCCCATAACACACTATAAGAGATATTATAATACCCTGCAATAGTAGGAGTAAATTTATGTGTACTGCTATTAAACCATCCTTGAGGATCAGTTACACCAGTGTATTGTATTTGAACATCTGATCCAGATGTAATAGTTTGGTTAGTAGTTAATTTAGCCAATACAACATTATTAGATGGCACTTGTACAGTGCTAGCTTTATATGCCACTCCATTAAGATATTCTAATTGCTTAGATATCTCCCAGAGAAGATTTTCTTCTGTGCCCCAACCTATCTGCCTAGATGGTATTGCCATTATAATACAATTTAAGATACGAAGGTATGTTAACTTTAGTTATTAACAATGACCCTTATTAATTTACAATAATTAATTCAATTACATTTACTCTAACCAAGTTGATTAGTGTTTTTTTCCTTGTGCTTTATAAACACTCTTATGTTTATCTTTTGGACCAGAAGATTTTCTAGCCTTACCATGTTTTCTTTTTCCAAATGTGACTTTCCTAGAGTCACTCACTGATTTTGCCATTGTTAAGCTTTTGTTGTGGTGGTTGTAGAAGTGGTTTTAATACTCTCAAGAATTGCCTGCACTTCTGGTGAATGAGTAGGCTGAGGTTTTGTAATATCAAATGGGTATGACATATTATTATATTTATTAGTCTTGGAATATTGTTAATGTAAGGGATGAAGGAAGTCCTAGTTCAAAGTCATATGATATAAGTCCGCTTAGATTAATATCTGAAGCAGTTGCTTCTAATACAAGAGCAAAGTTATAAGATCCATCAGGTTGAGGATTACCCATATAAGGATATAATTGAATGCTTACACCACTTAATGTAGCTAATCCATTTAAATTAGCAGAATAAATTAAAGCACCATTTGCTAAAGGAGTGTTATAATAAGTACCACCTGAACCTTGAGTTGAAACCATTCCTGTTATTGATCCAGGGAAGAAGAAAGGTTCTGCAACATTAACAGTACATAAATATTGACTGATACTACCACTATCATCAATTGAAGGAATTATACCTCTTATATGATAAGATATGATATTCACTCCATCTGTATATGCATATTTAGGACCTGCATTAAATAGTTCTGCAGGAGGATAAGTTTCAAATGGAATACCTGTATTTGTTACAGGTTGATCTGCTTTACCAGCAATTGCTGCATTAGTATCAGTAACCAATTGGTTTAACTGTCCTAGTTTAGCTAGTTGATCATCAGTTTGTCTTCTAGTTTTTAAATTAAGAGGACGTGGAAATGGTTGTATACTCATTATTAAGTTATTTTAAGCTTCAAAATTAATGCAATTTGCACGATTAATCCAACCCTTTAAGAACTTTTGTTGGCTGGGATTGTTTGCTACAATAGAAGTGTATCTTTTAAGTCTCTGTTCTTTCAGTTTATCAAAAAGGTCTTGAGCATCATGAGCATTTATGGCCTTCACTGTTGCAGGTCCTACAATACCATCAGCTGTTACACCTACAATACCCTGTACATATTTTGCAATTAGACCTACCCCCTGGTTAATAGCACCATCTACAATATATGTAGCTAGGGATTGGTTAGTAATATCATCTGCATGGAACTTATCCCAATACAGTGCTTTATACATATTAAAAGCATCAGTTTGTGTTAATGCTTTAACATCATCACATGTAGCATTTGGCTTATGGAAGAATGTTTTTACATCATCCAAAATTAATCCATAATGCGTGCATCCTCCTGTATCACCAGGTACATTCTCATAAGCTGTACCTTCTGAGTTCAGAATTGAAGGGAAGTAAGGAGTAAACTTTGCCATGTCTATTTCAATTTAACTTTCCAATACGTAGATAATCCATATGTGATTCCATTAGTATTATAACCAGCACTAATGGCAAACATTCTATCTTTTCTGTCTTTATATATACCTGCTACAAAACCTCCAGAAAGTCCTACTAATTGACTTCCAAAGAGCCCTCCTCCTACATAAAACTGTCTAGCTTTAGGATCGTGAAGAGTAACAATTGTTCTTTCTGTAGGAACATTTATGTTATATTTAATAGAGGAAGACATTAATTGGTTTGCCACTATTGTATCTGTAACAGAAACATTACCATATTTACCTAAGCTGTATGGAGTGGTGTAAACCTTCTTAGAGAAATATCTATCTCCTAGAGAATCATATTGAGCCAGCAGGCCAGCATATGTATTACTAGGAGCATATAATGTATCATGAATCCACTGTATATCTGCTTTCTGCCAAACTAATACAGGCTTTCCTTTAATAGTATCATGAATTCTAATAGTATCGTGTATAGTTATTGTAGTGGGAAGTGTATCATTCTTTATGTAAGAAGGACCTCCTCCACATCTTTGTAACAGCAATATCAGAACTAATATTGCCATAATTATGTATAAATAGCTGGTTTTCATATAATTATGGGGTTGTTGTATCTTCGCTAAATAAATTAGATACAAACTTAGCTACAAATCCTATAACAAAGATAACAGTTCCTGCTACAGCATATCCATTTAACACTGTAATACCTCCACTAAATGTTGTAGCTGCCACTACTGAATCTGCTATTTTTCTTATACTTTTTGGGGTTGGTGCCCAATATTCTGATAATCCGAACTTAATATTCATATTATTGTGGTTTTATTTGCTCTGTAGGTTGTAGTTGACGATTCTTTGCCATCATTAAACTAGAATATATAGTAACGCTGTATTGAATAATAGCTCCTATAGCTAAAACAATACCAATTGTCCACATGGTTTTCTTCTTAAATTCTTCGTATTTCAGCTGCTGTTTTTCTAATTCAACAATTTTAGCCTTCAAGATTTCAATATCTTGAATGAATCCTCCAGTCTTTGTAAGAGGATTTCCTAGAATAGCATCAACTACCTGAGTTAATTTTGTATCAATTAGATCTATTTTTTCTTCCATGTCAGTTAGTCTAGCTTCCATGTTTGCTAAGTCTTGGTTAAATTGTTCCATAATGGAAAGGAATATTAACACAAAAAGCCCCTAAGGGCAATTATGTTATTTAGTTTATAAATAAGGTTTTATTTCTTTGTTGAGAGGGGACCTATTAGTTCTGCGAAGCTATGTAAAAACTTCCAAATTACCAAATTTTTTATTAACTAATTTGATTAATATTTACCATAAGACTTCTCTTCTACAAATGCAGAACCATATTTAAGATTAATTTGCTTTTTTATGTCTGCTCTTTCATCATTCAATCTATATACACTCCTAGCTAAGTTGATAAATTCAAAGCCAAAATCTCCTTGTTTTTCAAACTCTCTGAGCTGGTCTTCCACTTCCCAGAGCTCTTTATTTACATTTAAAAGCTTCCCTGTAAGTTCATCACTAGTCACTTCTGGTTTCTCTGTAAGAGCATCATTTATATAATTAAACTCTTTTATTACATTCATTGCCTTGTAAGGATCTGTAATGTACATTGTCTTAAGGGTGAGAATGGTATATTTATCTACCACTTCCCCAACACTTACTTCTATTTTCATATAAAAATGTTTATTTTTATCAACAAAAGTAGTATTTTTGTAGTAAATAAACAACAAATGAAACCAGTCTTTTTAGATTTAAGTGAATGTAATGGGCTTGGGGATCTCATCTGTGCAACTCCCACTATTAAAAAGCTTCATGATTCATATGGTAAACGCATCACTGTTATATCAAACATGCCTGAGCTGTTTAAACAAAATCCTAATGTAGAAGCAAGTTATAAGTATAGTTCTGTGGACATAAAATACATACGTAAGAATTCTATTGTACATAATTCATTCTATCTTGTAGGTAAGAAAGATGAGCGTGGTGTAGAAATGAAGCACAATATGATGGATATCAGACAATTTCATGCCATTCACCTAGGATTTATGCTTGGTAAAAATGAAATGGAATGTTTTTATAGACCTACAGAACAAATGGTTAACACTATATCAGGTAAATATATAGTGATACATCCTGTTAACAGTTGGCCTAATAGAACCTGGAGTCAAAACAACTGGATAAAACTAACTGCTGCATTGGTAGGTATGGGATATAAAGTGGTAGCTATAGGTAAGGATAGCTCTGAGACAGGGTTTTTTAATGTACAAAAGCCTGTACACGATTTGCAAATTGCAAACAATGAATCTGTTATAAACTTAATGAACCAAACATCCATCTCTGAGAGTTGGTACTTGATTAATAATGCTACAGCTGTTATTACCATGGATAGTGGTATTCTACATCTAGCAGGTACAACAGAAACACTAATATTTGAACTAGGATCAGCTATTAATCCTGAGTTTAGAACCCCTTATAGATATGGAGAACAGGGATGGAGACATGTATACATACAAGGAGCATGTGGATTACACTGTAGTTCTAATATGAAATATGCTCTTGAATACTGGCCAACAATTGATTATGTACAGCCATTGATTGGGTGTTTAGAGAAAAAAGAAACGTTTGAATGTCATCCATCTGTGGTTCAGGTGGTAGATGCAATTAATAATAACATATGAGAAAACTATTGATCATCACTCCTCATCTATCAACAGGAGGAGCTCCACAGGTGACACTTAATAAAATAGAGTTATTAAAGGATAGTTTTGATATAGCTGTTATAGAATATTCATTCCTAGCCTGGAAGTTTGTTATACAGAGAAATAAAATCATAGAGCTTGTAGGACAAAACTTCTATTCATTAGGAGAACGTAAGTTTAATGAACTAGTGCAAATTATGCACAAGTTTCAACCAGACGTAATATCTATGGAAGAGTTTCCAGAGATGTTTATGGATAATGAATGTAGTGAATATCTATATAATGCAGAAAGGAATTGGAAGATAGTTGAAACAACACACGATAGCTCATTCAATCCCAAATCTAAATACTACCTACCTAATAAGTTTATATTTGTTAGTGCTTATAATGTATTTAAATACATAGAGCTAAATGTTTCTATGGAAATAGTTGAGTATCCTGTAGATGTTAAAGATAGAGATCAAACTTCTGTACGTACAAAGCTAGGACTGGAACATGATTATAAGCATATTGTCACTGTAGGACTATTTACAGAGCGTAAGAATCAAGCTTATGCATTTGAAATGGCCAAAAAGCTCAAGAGATATAAGATTAAGTTTCATTTTCTAGGTAACCAAGCTGGTAACTTTAAGGAATATTGGGAACCTCTTATGGCTGATAAACCAGAAAGTTGTATCATCTGGGGAGAACGTAGTGATGTTTCTGATTTCTTACAGGCATCTGATGTCTTTTTGTTCCCATCTAAAGGAAATAGAGGAAACAAAGAACTCAATCCTATAGCTATTAAAGAAGCTATGGAATATCCTTCTCTAATAAAGATGATGTATAATCTGGATGTGTATTGTAATAAGTATAATGATGAAGAGAATGTAGTTTATCTAACTGGAGATATTAGTACTGATACTACCAATTTAGTACAAAAATTAAACTTAGACACTATAGATGAAGAACTCATCATCATAGGAACCTATCCAAACTTAGAGTCTAGAGTGCAGCTCACCAAGGATACAATCAACTCAATGAAGCCATTAGGTAGAGACATTATGTTGATTAGTCACTATCCAGTGAGTGAAGAGATACAAAAGATGGTTAAGTATTATGTATATGATGGGCACAATCCATTAATTCATCACAGTTATTATACCAAATTCTATAGACATACAGATGATTATCATGCTGAGATTAATATCAATGGCCTTAAAGATAGCAATCAATCTTTAGCTGTACTAACTAATATGTACAATGGATTTAAAGCTGCTCAAAACCTGGGATATAAACGTGCATTCTATAATACATATGATGTTGTTGTGCATGAGAATGATTTAGATGCAATCAATACAGCATTTAAAACTGATAAAAAAGCCTATCTTGCCACTCTTAAAACACCTCAAGGGAAAGGAATTCAAACTAATGGAATGTTGTTTGATGTGGATTTCTTTGTTAAGGAGTTTGATGATGTACGTACTCCAGAGCAATGGAGTGATGTGTGTAGCAGAAGAGGATGTGAGAACTATCTAGAAGACTACCTATCCAAGGTGGTGTTTAGTTTTAATCCAAATGATGTAAATGTAATTACAAATAATGAAGAAACTTTATTAGTTAATAGTGGTCTAGGAGTTGCAAGTAACAGTGAGTATTATTCTATTCTTCCTATTGTAGGAAAACATAATAAATACATGTTCTATTTCTATACATATAATGTAGATGATAGACATTTTAGATTCCACATAGATGGTGCTATGTTTATAGTTAATATTAACAATAGCAGAGAATGGAAGTATGAGTTCACTTATACAGAAAATAACATTATTATATTAGAGTTTTATGATGGAGATAGATGTTATAAGACAGAAAGATTTGAGATGAATCCATCTACAATAAATAAATATAATCACACTGGAAAGTTTGAATACAAGAACATCAAGCCTAAAATTAAATTAGTTCACATACAAACAACATTAAACGATGAGCGAGAACAAGCTAGTAGAAAGTCTCTTGAAAGAGTTAGTGAATATGGATGGGGGTACTTCCTACACATTAATGACCCTTATAAATCATTACCCCCAGTGTATAACTGTCTCAGACCCTTATGTGTCTCAATGGACCTCTTCGATGAGTCTACCATACAAAGAGTTGGAACAGCCCTCACACCAGCACATTATGGATGTTATCAAGCATTCAAAGATGCCATCTTAAGTGAATTTTATGATTGTGACTTCTTAATGGTGTGTGAAGGAGATTGTATCATTGAGGGAGATATAGAAGACTTCATCAATGTTGTAGAAAGATGTTCTAATCATATAGTTCCAAATGGAATAGAGTTTATGTCCTTTGGAGATAAAGATACATTAGAGCATGGTTGGCCACAAAGCCCTGTAGTTAAGGAAATTAATGATGATATGTATATAACCAATCACATTATTGGACTTCAATGCATTATGTTTCCTTATAACACAAGTCGTTATTTAAAATATAGATTGAGAACTGGGAAATGGGATGCTGCAGATATGTATTTCAATTCTATATTCAATGGACGTAACATGGGTATTGTAAAGAAAAGACTCACAACACAAGCTGATGGGTTTTCATTAATTGATAACTCTTATAAAACATTTAGAAAATGAGAATAGTACAAGTGGCCACAGGACTTATCACCATCCCACCAAATGGTTGGGGTGCTGTAGAAAGACTTACATGGGAATATAAAAAAGGCCTTGAACAGTTAGGTAACACTGTAGAGATCAAATACATGAATGAGCTAGAGAAATGGCCTGATACAATAGTACACACCCACTTAGCTAACCAAGCTTTGTATTGTAGAGATAGAGATATTCCTTATGTATATTCATTACATGATCACCATACAGAATGGTATGGTAAAGATAGCTGGGTGTTTAACCAGAACCTGGAAGCTATGAAAGGATCTATTATATCCTTTACACATGCTGAATATCTAATAGATTATTTTAATGATACGGATAAATTGTTCTATCTTAGACATGGTGCTAATACAGATTTCTTTCAACCTAATTACACTGAAAGAACATCACATTCTCTATTAATGATAGCTAATAATGGACTAGCAGGAGATAGTAGTATTGATAGAAAAGGATTTAGATATGGTATAGAAGCAGCTAAGGCTCTTGATTTACCCATCACTATTGCTGGTACACCAGATAACAATAAGTTCTTTGAACATCATTCTGATCTATTAGAATATGATAAATTAACATTAAAGCTCACCAATCCTACAGATGATGAAACCAGAGACCTATATCAATCACACACTATATTCTTACATCCTTCTTTCTTAGAAGCAGGACATCCCAATCTTACATTGTGTGAAGCTGGTAGTGCCTGTCTTCCTATTGTAGGAACATATAGAGGAACTAGACACATATATGGTATGTGGGTGATTAATGAATGCACTACAGAAAAAGTGATTGAAGGTATTGAGAATACAATAAATACATACGGTAAGCGTAGAAGAGAGATGCGTGATGTACGTTTATCCTGGGATTGGAATGTTGTATGTATGACATTAAATAGATATTACAAGAACATACTTAAGATAAATGATAAATACGATAGTGTAAGAACAAAAAACCTTTATGTAGATATTTATGATAATATATAAAATACACCACGTTGATGGACTATATTTTGAAATAATAGAAGATGAAGGGAAGAATAGAGAGTATGATGTTATGTTCTATGATAACACCTCTATGTCAGTTGTATATGATGTAAAGCTTAAACCAGGAAGTTGGGCAAAGCTAGATAGAAAATACCTATCTGATATAAGTGTGATAATGAGATGGGAAGGACGTACAATAAAGCAAATTAACTTTCTAGATGAACTAGAGGGTAAGAGAGTGTTTATTACATTTGATAGTTCAGCACTTGGTGATACAGTAGCATGGATGCCTTATTGCTTAGAGTTTGCTAATACATATAAATGCAAAGTGATTGTTTCTACGTTTAAGAACTTCTTATTTGAAGAGGCATATCCTGAGCTAGAGTTTGTAGATAGAGGAACTGTGGTAAATAATATCATTGGTATGTTTAATATTGGGTGGCATTGGAATACATCTATGGAACCTACTAATCCTATTCTAATACCATTACAACAAGCAGCTAGTAATATTCTTAACTTACCATTCAAAGAAATAACTCCTAGGATGGCTTTTGTTCCAAAAGAAAGACCTGTAATAAGTAAGTACATCTGTATATCTACAAAGTCTACAGCACAATGTAAGCATTGGTATTACTGGCCAGAACTTATTGAACAGTTAAAAAGTAAAGGGTATAGAGTGTTTGAGATGAGCAAAGATGCAGATGATTATGGAGCAGAGAAGCTAGAAGATACATCACTAGAGAATGTAATGAAATATATGTATTATGCAGATGACTATATAGGACTATCTAGTGGATTAAGCTGGCTTAACTGGGCTCTTGGAAAACACAGTGTAATTATTAGTAACTTTACAAATGATGGTCATGAGTTCACATCCAATTGCACACGCATCACTAATACAGATGTGTGTCATGGATGTTGGCATAATCCTTTATTTAGATTTAATAAAGGAGATTGGAATTGGTGCCCAGTCAATGAAAATACCCCTAGACAGTTTGAATGTCATAAGGGTATTTCTATGTCAAAGGTTATTAATGCTATGCATTTTGAAGAAGAGTAAAGAATACAGGATAGTTTCCTTCTGATTCAATACCGTCTAGAATATCAATTGATAATTGTTTATATTCTAGTTCTCTTTCTTCTTGTAAGAGAGCATTGTATTCAGTTTGAAACTGTATAAATTCTGGATTAGGATCTCCAGAAATCATCTTTCCAGATTCATCCATCACCTGATTTATATACATTTGTATACTGTAATTACCTTGATCATCACTAGATCCATGTTTCTTGATTATTTCTTCTTTCAAAGATTCACAATCTTTCTTTACATCAGTTACCTTCTTGATTAAATCATTTAACCAATACTTTGTAACTAACTTTAGCTTTTCACCTAATAAGCCTTTAGAAATCACTTCACCAGTTTGCTGATTAGTTAATCCATTTAACTCTGCTTCTAGAGCATAAAACTCATAGAGCTTAAGAACAATTTTTTCCATCTTTGGTTTATTTTATTTACAAAAATACTACAATTATATTAAATAATAAAATTTATTTACACTATTGTTGTTGTGGTACTAGTTGTAGGATCTATAGTGGTAGTAGTGGTGGTAGTTGTTTCTGGAGCTAATGTTGATGATGTTGTTGTAGTAGTAGGAGCTACAGTGGTTGTTGTAGTGGTTGTAGGCTCTGGATAATCACCAACAATAGTAAGATTAAGCTGTTTAGCTATCCAATCATATGCATATTGGTTAGTTTCATAAGCAAGATAATCTGCACCTGTCATAACTAAATTTCCTGATACTATTGGAGTCAATCCAACCATTGGATACATATCAATTGCTGTACCAATTCCATACCAAAAATTTGCTTGTGTACTTAAATTGTCATTAATTACATAAGAGTTTAAAGCATCAGCTTCTACTGTTTGTCCGTTGTACCACATTTGTACTGGTTCAATTTGTTTCATATTTATTTGTTTTTGTTAATTGTTTATATATAAGAAAACTTATTAAAAAAGCTATAGCCACACATCCTATTACATTACCATTATTATCCCATATAGGTTTTTGATTATAATAATTCTCAGGATGAGATAACCATTCTTGCTCAGCAAGTCGTTTACCAGTGGTATCTATTGCTTCAGTCATTAATGTTATTATTCTTTCCATTTAGTATCCGTATTTATGTTTAGTGTTATTGAAGTTTAATAATATTTCTGATGAGCTTAACACTCTATTATATAAAGCAGATGCTCCTACAGATACTGCATATGGACTTCCTAAACGAGCAATTACTAATCCTAGTGATGAATTTCTTAATGTTCTGTTTGATGTAGTGGGAAATGTTGTATCGAGACTACCGTTTGTATACATTAATAGAACACCTGTACTAGCATTCCAAGTTATGACAACGTATCTCCAAGCTGTATCTTGTAAATATGTACTACCAGTACCTCCAGTAACAGTGGTACCAGATGCTGTTAATACAATATTACCTGCACTATATCCTGCTCCATTAGTTCCTACAAACATATTCCATCCTGCTCCATATCCATCATTACCTCTAGCAGCCATTACATTGTATACAGATCCATTATCTTTACCCCAGGCAGTTAATGTAAATGAATCAGTATCTGAACCTGAAGTACCACTTGCTGTATAAGCAAATTGTGTTGATCCATTAAATACAAAACAACCACCTCCATCAGATGAATATGTTGGACTACTTACCAATGTAGCATTATATCCATTACCTGATATATCATACCATGTACTTCCTGATCCTGAATATGATGTAGGAATAGAAGCATCTAAACTAACAAGTAGACCACTTGTCACTATACCATATAAATGACTCATAGGATAAGGAGGACCACCTGCATGAGCTGCATTGCTCAATCCTGCTAATGAATTAACAGAAGTGGCATATGCAGCTTGTACTTGACTAATACTTATCTGTCCACTACTTGGTAAAGGCATCTAGTTGATTTTTAAGTTCTTCTATTTGTAATTGTTGTTCCTTCATTGCTTGAATTAACAAAGGTACTAATTTATCGTATTGAACTGTCATATAAGTACCTGTTCTATCAAATGGAGCATCTTTAATTGCATGTGGTAAAACAGCTTGTATTTCTTGTGCCATTACCCCCACTCTCTCATCTCTGTCTTGTGTTGCACCTAATTCAATTGCTAAATCATTTGGATTATAGAAATATCCACCTATTTGCATCACCTTAGATAAAGCATTTTCTATTGGTCTTATATTTGTTTTTAAACGTTTATCTGAATAATAAGCTATAACATCTCCTGTAAAATAGCCTGTACCATTTGTACCTAAGGTTATATTAGCTACTCCACCACTACATACATAAAAACACCATAAGTTTGAAGGACCCATAGCTCCTGTAAAGTTATTATATGAATATCCAACACCATACATATTATTCAATGATGTAGATGTTGGATAATAACTTCCTCCAATAGAATAAATAGCTCCTGTTGTTACAGTTGTTTCAACACTATTATAACTTCCACTCAACCATCCTTGTCCTGCTGCTGAACGTACAATAGGTCCACCTACTGTTAAAGTGCCTAATGTTGTTAAACTACTATTAAAATAAAATACTCCTGCTCCATCTCCTGATGTAAAGTTTAAATTACCACCTGAAACTTGTATACCCCATGATCTTACACCTGAGTTATTAAATGATAACTGTTGTCCACCTAAAATTGCACTACCATTAAATGTTGTAGTACTATAAAGTGTAGCACCTCCATAAATATACACTGGACCATTTCTATAATAGTTTAAATAAATACCATAACCACTGCCTAAAGATTCTATGTGTATGTTACCATTAGTTGCTGCTATTTGAGCATTTGAACCATCAATACCATTACCACCTATTTGTAAATAAGCTCCCCACGTTGAGTTTGGTCCAAAATTAATTTTATTATTACCAGTTACAGTTCCACCAGTACTATCTAAAACTTTCTTCCATGCTATACTATTAATGTTTGTAGCAGCTCCAGCAACAGTTCTAAAATAAAGACCAGTTCCACTTTGTGAATCCACTGCTATTTCAGAAACCCAGTTACTCTGATCAGTACTGGTCCAAGCCATATTTAATACATGTGCCCAGTTACTACCATTAACTCCAGCTTGAGTGGTCATTGTAATCCAGTCACCACCTTGTGTAGTTGGATTTATATTATTACTATAATAAGCATAAACTGATGTAGCATCACCTGTATTTGTTCCTGATAAGTTTGAAGCTGATAAAGCTCCTGAAAATGTACCGTTTCCTGTAGTATTAAAATTACTATACGAATAGAAGGTTCCACCTGCTACACTACTATCTCCTAAATAATAGTTATTAGAACCATCGTAATATAAATAAGCATGTCCTGTTACTCCTAAATAAATAACACCATTGTTACCACTACTACGAGAAGTGACTATATCTCCTGTCACTCTCAATGCACAATTGCTAACACCTGTTCCTGTACTATTTATTATTACATTAGAACTAAATGTAGCAGTTCCACCAATAGCTAATATTCCATTAAAAGAAGCATTTCCTGATCCATCTACATAACCAACAGTTGCTGTTGCTCCATTTGAAAATATTACACCACCTGTTCCATGATCATAGTTAAAATATAAAGCATTAGTTTTAGCACTTATTATACTATTACCAGTTGCTGGGTTAGTTCTAAAATCACCATATGCTGTACTACCATCAGATCCTCCACTATAAAATCTAAAAGCATTTGCTAAAATAGTAGTTCCATTTGTTTGTACACTACCATTGAAATATTTACCAGATGTAGCAAATGTTGATATACTACTATTAATTTCAGAGTTTAATACTGTTGATGTATTAGTATTATAATAAGCTACATATTGTAATTCGTATGATCCTGTTGACCTAATATATCCTTCAAAAGTAATAGATACAGATGATGTTACATAATTAGGTATTAAGGCCATATATTTAACACCACCATATGTACAAGTGACTAATTGACCAAGAGATACATTTGATTCTAAAGTTCCTACAGTACCATTGTATGCAGATTGAGTGTTAACATCATATGTTGAAACAATACATCCTTGATAGGGTGCACCTCTAGTTACATAAAATGTTCCAAAACAAGCATTGTAATCTAATAGAGTTCCATTATATATTGGATGAAGAAGTATTACATATTGAAGATAATCTCCAGTTCCTCCATTTATATTTCTATTTATATCTTTTTTTACTGAATATCCAGAATCTCCCCATGTACCACCGTATACTGTTAATGGGGCAGTTGGTGCTGTAGTACCTATTCCTACGTTACCTGATGTATTCCAAGTTATTACAGGATTTAATCCTGTTGTTGAACCAAAACTTCCTGAACTTCTATATCCTAAATTATATGAATTACCTGTTGATTGATACCATACTGCATTACTTGCGCTTCCGTTTGTTTCATAATAAACTTGTAAGGCTGCTGCATTACCTGCATAAACAAAACTTCCTGTTTGCACACTACTTGAGAATGTAGCTGCTCCTGTATTAGATAATGTTGCAATTTTAGACCAACCTCCATTATAAGCCCAATAATCTAAACCATAAGAAGCATTTAATTGTTGAAGTATTTGTTGAGATGTACCTGATTGTACTAATGTCATATACGACCCTACTCCGACCGAATTGTTTCCTGTTTTTACTACAGCAAGAGAGTTTGAAGCACTTATATCTACTGCACTTACACTACTTGAGAATGTAGCTGCTCCTGTGGATGCTAAACGTAAAGCACCTGTTCCATCATTTACTGCAAATGAAATTCCATTATATCCTCTAATTACTGCATCATTTGCTAATGAATTAGTTGAATAGTTCCCATTTGCAGAAGCATAGGCAAAATAAGTATTTACACTTCCATTTGTTATTATGTAAGAACCATAAGTTGAACTTTTCGTAATTGTAACATCTCCACTAAATCTTCCTGTACCATTAACATCAAGTTTGTAGCCTGCGTCTGTAGGGCTTGCTCCATATCCTATTGAAATATCTCCTCCACTAAAAATACGCATTCTTTCGGCTGATGAAGTAACTCCAAACCTTATATCATTATTACCATCAAGCATTGTGGCAGCAGTTGCAGAAGTTACATCATAACCTAATAAAATACCTCTATCTGCTGCTGTTCCCGAACCTGTTAATAAATTTATACCTGCACCTATATAAAATTGATGTGCTGAACCTACGGCATCTAATAAAATACCATTTTGAGTAGTACCTCCTAATATTTCTAATTTAGCTGATGTTGTTGCATTTATAGTTAATGGACTTGCAGGACTTGTAGTACCTATTCCTATGTTAGTGCCATTATCATATATTATACTATTGCCTATTGTTGTACTTCCTGTAAACTTAGCTACATAGTTTGTTGTACCACTTATTGTACCAGCACCAGAGCTTCCTGAGCTTCCTGACGTACCTGCAGAACCACTTGTTCCTGAAGATCCACTGGATGCTGAGGTACCAGAAGAAGCAGATGTACCACTAGATGCTGAACTACCTGAAGACCCACTGGTTCCTGAGCTTCCTGAAGTTCCAGAGGAACCATTGGTTCCTGATGTTCCATTAACACCTGATATTCCTGAACTGCCTGATGTACCATGTGTACCAGATGAAGCACTCGTTCCACTACTTCCTGAGGTTGCACTTGTTCCAGAAGATCCTGATGATCCTGATGTACCTGCACTTCCAGATGTTCCTGCAGAACCTGAAGTTCCATTAGAACCACCAGTTCCTGCACTTCCTGATGTACCATTAGAGCCAGCTGTACCAGAGCTTCCACTAGATCCAGATGTAGCTGATGTACCTGAAGATCCACTTGATCCACTACTTCCACTAGAACCACTTGTACCATTAGATCCATTAGTACCTGATGTACCACTAGAGCCATTAGTTCCACTTGATCCACTAGAGGCACTTGTACCAGATGAACCAGAGCTAGCACTAGTACCTGAGGACCCTGAAGATCCTGAAGAACCACTAGATGCACTTGTTCCACTAGACCCAGAAGATCCACTAGAACCAGAAGTACCAGATGACCCACTCGTTCCACTAGATCCACTTGTAGCACTAGTTCCTGAACTTGCACTAGATCCTGAAGAACCTGAAGTTCCTGAACTTCCATTAGTTCCACTTGTACCTGAAGTACCAGAAGGAGCTTGGAAAGAAGTGGTTATATAAGAATAGTTAGCTCCATCTTCTGTATAAAAGTTAAATACAATAGATGGACTTCCTGAATTATTTGCAAGAAGTTGAACATAAATTCTATCAGTGGCATTTAAAGTGGTTCCTGGATAGAATGAATCAAAATAATATGAAAATGTTGTAGATGTTTGAGATAGTTGTACTGTACCTGTTGTAAATAATAATGTACTTACACCACCTGTTGTATACTTGTACACGTTAGCGTATACAGTGATTTGTGATGCTTTATTACTATTACATGTAATGTTTAAATTAAATCCCCATACACCAGGAGGAATAGTTGTAGTATTTGGCACACCTGAATCAGTGGCATAAGTTGCCCAAAGTTGTGCTGAAGCATTTGCTGCTACAGTCACTGTAACATCTTGTTCAGCAGCTCCTGTAGCTATTGGAGATAATTCTTTATATGTAGGAGATCCAAAAGCTGTATTTGTATTTGTTGATTGGTTTATATAATATAACTGTCCACCACCTATACCATTTACACCACTTGTTCCTGTAGTCCCAGAAGTCCCAGAAGTCCCACTACTTCCGCTTGTTCCACTGCTTCCTGAAGATCCACTACTAGCAGAAGTACCACTTGATCCTGATGATCCACTAGTTCCTGAAGAACCAGATGTTGCTGAGGTACCACTTGAACCACTTGATCCTGAAGAGCCTGATGTAGCACTGGTCCCACTAGATCCAGAGGTTCCTGTTGTTCCAGATGATCCACTTGTCCCAGTAGTACCTGATGTTCCATTTTTACCATTAAGTAAATAAGACCATCCCACTTCTGCACCACCTAATATACTTCCAAGACCTTCTATATTAGATGAAAATATAACTGTCCATGTATTTGCAACAATATTATGTGTTACAGCATTTATAACCCAGATACCTCCTTGACCAGTACCTCCATAACGATTAGCTTGCATAATTGCACTATCTGGACCGTTCAAAGTAATCCATGATTGCAATTTGGTAAACCATGCATCTGTATTTGCACCTTGTGCATTTGTTGCATTAAATTCTACCTGTGTAATAGTTCCAATACCTCCACTTTGTGGTGTTGGATAAAAATACCCTGCTATTGGAGGTTCAGTTGTTGGATCAGAAATCCAAAGTAATACATTACCACCTTCAAGACCATCAATACCACTGGTACCACTTGATGCTGAAGTTCCACTAGAACCGTTTGTTCCAGAAGACCCACTAGTGCCACTAGAGCCTGAAGAACCATTAGTACCATTTGTACCTGATGAACCACTAGTTCCAGCTGTACCTGAGCTTCCTGCTGTACCTGCTGTACCTGAGCTACCATCAGTTCCAGAGGATCCTGAAGATCCACTAGTACCAGATGATCCATCAGTACCGCTTGTTCCTGAAGAACCATCAGTTCCTGATGTTCCAGTGGTCCCACTGCTTCCAGAAGATCCTGATGATCCTGAAGAGCCAGAAGAACCATCAGTTCCTGTAGATCCACTGGATCCTGATGTACCACTAGAACCAGAACTTCCATCTGTACCTGAGGTTCCTGAAGAACCATCGCTACCTGAACTTCCGCTAGAACCATCAGTTCCACTTGTTCCTGCAGAACCTGATGTTCCATTACTACCATCAGTTCCAGAGCTTCCATTTGTACCACTTATCCCAGATGAGCCATCTGTTCCTGTTGTACCACTTGAACCATTTGTACCTGATCTTCCAGATGAACCGCTTGTTCCACTAGAGCCATCCGTACCACTAGACCCATCAGTTCCTGTAGTTCCTGATGATCCTGATGATGCTGATGTTCCACTGCTTCCAGATATACCTGCAGAACCACTAGTTCCACTAGATCCATTAACACCAGCTGTTCCACTAGAACCATTGGTTCCAGATGAGCCTGATGTTCCACCAGTTCCTGATGTGCCAGAAGATCCTGAGCTAGCTGATGTCCCACTTGTTCCACTTGTTCCATTTCCACCTGCTGCACCAGCTAAGTTTATTATCCATGAATTATATGTACCAGAACCTTTAACTTCTGTAATATATAATGTCATGAGCCCTGTTAAAGGTTCATAACCTGCTACAGATCCTTCAAAATAATGATTATTATCAAAAGCAACTAATACAAATTGTGCAGTTGAATATGCTAGTCCTGGTTGTGTAACAAGACTAATACTACCACCAATCATTAATGATGATAAGTTTATACCTGTAGTGGATGTTCCTAAATATTTATCTCCACTAACTCCTGATGTTCCTGTTGTTCCTGATGTGCCGCTACTTCCACTAGAACCTGAAGTTCCTGAAGATCCATTGGTACCATGAGTACCACTTCTTCCTGAACTACCAGATGATCCAGATGACCCAGAGGTACCATTTGTACCTGCTGTTCCAGAGGATCCTGAGGATGCTGAAGTGCCACTAGTTCCAGAAGATCCTGAAGTACCAGAGGTGCCTGATGTACCACTTGTACCATAACTAAGACCACTAGTACCTGAGGTACCAGATGTTCCTGCTACAGCAGTGTGTACAGCAATATTTATCTTTTGTAAAGCTAATTCTAGAGTATCATTGGTATTGACACCTATATATATCAAATCCTCACCCTCGTAAAATACACAGGCAGAATCTAATAATACAGGGCAGGTTTTTGCAGAACATGTAACATTCATAGTAATAGGTATGTATGTAAAACAAAAAATGCACAGAGTGCACTAATTGTAACAAAAGTAGTTAAAAAATCCATCTATCCAATGGGTGACAGCAAACTATGCTACATAATATAGCTATTCTTGTCTAGATTGGGTGGTTGTTTTTACACCCTCTGCTTTAGATATGTCAGGGAAGAAATAAGGAAGCCATTCGTTCTGTACCTGGTTTGCAGCAGGGAACATATCAACAAAATATTTTGTAGGATGGGTATGGTCCATAAGCTTTTGATCACCTATAGCTTCTGCATATCCTAATGTAGATGCTGCTTTAATAAACTTAGCAGCTTCTCCTAATATACCTATAGCAGGAAGGAAAGATCCTTTTGCCATATTTTGGAATGAAAGAGGATTATAATAGAAAGCTAACCTATCTGAAAGTTTATTTGCAAGCTTTGCCCAGAAGTTATATTTATTCTTATCAGGATCATTTGATCCAGGAGCAGCTGCACCCACTGCAAATATAAGTCCCATAAGTCCTACTAATACACCTAGTTCTTTTGTTTGATTAACAAGCTCACGTCTCATTAAATCATAGAATTCTTCTTTTGTAATTTCTAGTTCCTTGCCTTGTTTCTTAAAATAATCATCTTTTTTCTGTTGTAATATTTCATCCATTATCTTAAGCCCCTTATCTGTACCTGTCATAACATCTATCATTCTTGCTATTCCTGTAAGTCCTACATGAGCCCATGTCTTAAGGAAAGCTCTAGCTCTACCATATTCCCAACTTTCTGTTTCTAAATTTCTTTGTATATCACCAGTTCTAGTTTCTATACCTTTAGGAATCCAGTTTCTAAACATCACAAAACTTCTCATCAATGTATCTCTTCTATATCCAGCTTTATCATCTTCACTCATTAGATCTCCCACCTTTCTACCAAAACTAGTAACCATTGTTCTATATTTTGCTAATGCTTCATCAGAAACACCAGGGATTTCTATAGAATGATCTTTCACTTGAGCTATGTTAGTGAGTGATTCTTTTTCTTTTAATTCCTTCACTCTAGCTTCAAATGTTCTTTCTAAAGCTCTTCTCTCTTCTTGTGTTGCTTTATATTTTACAGCTCTATCTTGTGCACTCACATAGTCTCTAATGTTTACAATCTTTCCATTTCTCACCATTGAGTTATCATTGAAAGCTAATGCATTTGTAATCTGAAGCTTTTTAGCAGCAAATGATGCAGTTGACATTAGAACATCATTAAATGACCAAGCTGCCATGTAATTATAAAGTCCTTGCTTAGATGCAATCTCTCTTCTTTTTTCTGTAGAAAGATCATCTGTAAGAGGAACTATTTCATTTAATAATAATTTCTGTGCAATAGAAAGTCCTCCTGGAATTACAGCCTTGATATGGTTTCTTTCCCAGTCTGCAAATGTATAGAACTGTCCACTATTAATAAATCCTTGGAAGTGTGTACTTAAATAGTGAGGTGCTGCAACTAAAAGCTTTAATCCTACAGCTTGTGCTTGTATGAGTTTATTAGAGTTTCTTAATAGTTTTTGTGCAGATAGTTGTCTCTGTTCAGCAGTATCACTATCCTTGGCAAACTTTTCAGTGATGCTTTTTATACTAACATTACCTATGGAAGAAAGATTTTCCTTTAGTCCATATATACCATCATCAATAATTGTCTGTAGTATCTCAGCATTTTTATTACTACTGTAGTCAATCTTAGGAGCACCATTTTCAAATACAATATTACCATTTTGATCCACCACCACATGTCCTTTATTTTTCTCAACATTATATAGTGTAAGAAGTGTATTCTCTATTTGTTTATTAGCTTCATATTCTATTAATGCTTTAATCCAAAGAGTACCCACCTTATTAAGATCTGTAGATAATTGAGATATTGCTCTATCTGTACGAGTGAAAGGTTTAGGTATTTCTTTTCTAAGTGTATGAGTTTCTGGATCTAACTTAGAATAATCTCTTGCTTCACTAACTCTTACAGTGTATGCATCCTTAAACAAATCTTTTGCCTCAGCAAGTTTATCACCTGAATTAGCTAGTCTTTGTAATGTAGATGCTTCTATTAATGGGAAGAAAGAACTTCCTTTATTAGATAGATAACCTGCAGCAATTCCTCTATTATTCAATGCTGTTAGAAAATTCCACATATCTAAAGCATTCTTACTCTTAGACATTTCTACATACTCTTGAGAGAGATGTTTACTTTCTAACATGTTCTTTTTGAACAAATCATTAAATTGCCATTCTCTATATCCATTGAATGATGTACGTGTAATATCTAAACTGTTCTTTAGTTTATTCTTTTGACCATCTCTTCTTTTCTCATTCTGCTCATCATCTTGTGAAAACACTGTATCATCAATATCTTTAATTCCTTTATTAATAATATCAGTTGCTTGTTTCATGTAAGCATCTACATCCATATTATCTAAAAAGAATTGCTTGTCTTTGTTAGTCTTTGCATTCTCACTATCCTCATAAAACTTTTTACTAATCTTCTTAATTAGTTCAATATTATTCTCACTAACTTTACCCACCATACTAAAAGCAGATTTTCCACGAGCATCAGCTTCTTTTTGTAATGGAATAAGTATGTTACTAAAATCATCAATTAGTCTACTAGAATGTATATTGATAATACTCTTAGAGTTCTGAACTAAATTAGAACCAAGCTTAACCAAGTTAGCAGGAAGTTTAGATCCTTCTTTAAATGTCCTAGTTAATCCATCAACTTCTTTCTCTGCATCTAGAGCACTATATTTAGTATCTTCTGTTGTAAGTCCTTCTTTTAGAGCAAGTTGTACAACAAATTCTCTTTGTAGATCATTGATTTTGGTCATCATCCTTTTTGTGGATTCACCTATTGCATCAAGTCTAGAAAGAGTGGCTTGGTCTTCTTTACTCATTCCTTCCTTAGGAAACTGTGATAGGAATGTCTCACTTAAGGTTGTATATTTCTCAGCACTGTTTTTAATCTCTAATAAGTTTGCTAGCTTATTATTTATATCATCTTTAGATAACTTAGTGTAGTCTATGTTTTCAAAACTCTTAAATGTTTCACTAGCATCTTTTAAGAAGTTCACACCCACATTAGTTAATGGAGCAAAGTTTAGCTGCACTTGTAAATGACGAGTGGCTTTAGAAAGTTCTTGCAGTCTTAGAAATTTCTTAAACTTATCTTCAGCAGCAGTGTCTGCTTTATAAAGTTTTTCATATTGAGCATTCAAAGAAGTTACAAGCTCATTTATTCTTTTGTTTCCTGTATTTTCTGTATTAATAGGAACAGGAAGTAAGTATGTTTTAGTTTCTTTTACATTATCAAACTTACCCACCTCAATAGAAGATAGAAGTAGTTTGCTTTTATTATCACCTTTTATAGAGTTTCTATAGTTAGCAATAAATGGAACCATTCTAGCTCTTCTCAACTGATTAGGTTTAATCCCATAGTTATATAAGATTTTAGAATACTCTCCCATTTGCTCTTTCCATTCTTTTTTCTTTAATGGTTGAATATCTTCATTAGTGGTTTTATCTAAATTTGAGAACTTCCAGTCATATATATCCACTTTAATGCCAGTGGTTACATCTGGTGCAATTGCAATTAAATCTATTGTAGAAGCTAGCATACCTTTCACCTTTTCATTCACCACCTTTCTTTCAACAAGAAATCTTGTACCTTCAGGATATGAACTTACTAAATCTTCTATATATGATCTTACACTTTTTTGTATAGTGGAATTTAATGGACTATTAATAGTTGTATTAGTAAACACAGGTTTACGATAACCATCTTTATCAATCAAGTCATTAATTATTACATTCTCTATAAACCCATGTCCTTGCAATCCCCATTCTTGCATCTGACTATCTTGATTCTTTTGAAAGTCAGTACGTTCAATGTTATTCTTACCCTTTACTTTTTCAGTAACACTTAATGCGATTTTCTTAACACCATCAAGTAAATAATGTCTTTTATCTGTAGCAGTGGCAGGATTTAATACTAAACGATTATCCATACCTGAAACTTTATCATAAAAGTCATCCACTTGATCTTTATTCAAGCTAAGATATACACCATCTTCTTTAATATCAGATACAGTTCCTTTCACCTTACCAGCAGCTATATCTTTAGCTGTCTTACTAAATATATCTACATTACTTTTATTATATAAGCCTTTGACAAAGTCTAATACAGAATCCCAAAGTCTTTGAGCTAAGTTTCTATTAGCCTTTTCCACTGTAGTGGGTTGTTCTGTATTTCCTTCTGTTTGATTTACAATATGTCTTGTAATCAATTGATCTACAGCTTCTTTCTTTATCTTACGAATATTTGGTTTACCATCAGATAATTGGTATTCTGGTCTAGTGCTATATTTATCAAACACTTCTTTATATATCTGATATTTACCAATCTCACTAATCATCTTAGTCATTAACTGAGGAGCAGTTTGTTCTACAATAGCTGTAGCTATGTGAACTACTTCTTCTGTTAATGCTGCATTTTCTCTACCAACAGCAAGTGCTACAACACCTCTAACAGTATCTGCAACACCATTCACTCCATCAATATCAAGTCCAGTTTCTTTAGCATATTTATTTAAATCCTGGAAATCAATACCCATTTGCTTTCCAGCCTCTTTCATTATATTAAGAGTTTCTTGAGAAGCCTTAGATCCATATTCATCATTTAACTGAAAGAATTCACCTCTCTGTTCTGCTGTATATCCACCTCTTTCCATCTCAGCTCTTTGTTCTGGAGAAAGTTCTGTGGATTTTCTATTATACACATCTAGATATTTCTGTGCTAGTTCATTAGAAGGGTCAATGGTAAAAGATCCTTTTTCACCTTCTTTTATTACTATATCTTTAAAATCTCTATTAATTTTACTAATAGATGCAGATGACTTACTGGGGTTTGGAAAAAAGCCAGTGGTATCTGAAAGGATAGCACCATCTTTAGCAAGACTAATCTTTACTGAATCTGTTATATCTTTCTTAATATCTAATAAACATTTTGCCATTATCCGCAGTTATTTTCGTTATTATTTTCAATTGGAGGTAATCCTTCTGGTGTGATAGTTGTATCTACTTCTGATTGTGTAAATAGATCTTCATCTTCTAATAGACCTTCTACATTTTGTATTCCACCAAAGTAAGCCATGATGTTTTCATTTGGTATAGTCTCATCAGATGTGATAAATCCATTATCTATTACAGACTTTCTTGGTGTAAGATAGAACTCATTAGCAAACTTACCATCACCCCAAGCATTAATTGCTTTGTAAATATAGTTCAATTTTCCATCACCTCTATCATATGAACCAATTTTTTTGAACAGTCCTTTGTTTTTATAAGACAAATCTCCTTCTTTTCTCATCTTAACTTTCTCAGCTTGAGATATATTCTTTTCCCATGTATATACAAGAACATCACTGTCTGATTCTTTAGATAGAGCACTGATTCTTAATAGCTGAGGAATATCACCAGCCTTCATAGCATTGTATACATCTGCATGAAATGCCATGTTTTCATTGTATGTACGCTCATTATATATAGGATCATATTTAGCCTTAGCTGACATATGAGGAACAACATCACTATAGTTCCAGAATGTTCTTTCAAATACATTTAGTTTCTCGAAATCTGGAAGAGTTGATAACTGTTCCAAATCTGATAATGTATCATTATACACTCTCTTAATATCTTCATAAGGAAGGAATGATGTAAATGATATATTAGAATCAGTAAGACCTGATTGTAATACAGATAGATTAACAAGTTTATTATATAAATCTTCTTTATCTTCCCCTTTCAAATATTCTTTTAACTCTTGAAATGCATGTATCAATTGGTTTTGATCATACACTTTATTGTTCTTATTTCTAATTTGAATGTTATTAACCTCACCAGGAGCACCAAAATGTGGCTTTAAGATGTTAATCACCTGATTATTATATAAAGGATGACTAGCATCTTTTTTAACATTCTTAACAAAGTTCCAAACCTTCTTAGCTGTATTATCATCTCCTATTAACTGAGACTTAATTTTCTTATTCAATCCTTCATTAGTTTGAACAGCCCAGTCAAATAATGTAGCTACAGCTCTTTGAGAAGTTCTTACAAAGTCTCTATCATTCATATCTATATAAGGAGTGAGAACTTTTTCTAATATGTCTCTTGTTCTTCCTTGATCAGCTTTTAATATTGTAGATAGAGCATTTCTTACATCACTTATATTTTCCATTAACTTTCCAAGGAACGAATTCTTTAATAAAGAATCTGCAGAATTAAATATACTATCTCTAGCAGCATCCAATTGTTGCATTTTTCTGAACAATAAGAATGGATCATTGAATGAAGCTGTATCAAAGTTAGTACCTTGTGTAAGCTTAAACATATGTTCAGCCATCTTAGCATATTTCAAGAACTCATTAAGAATAAATCTTTGCTCAGACTTATCCACCTTACTAAGATTAGTTTTTCCTACATTATCAAGTAGCTTTTCTTTAGAAGGCATTTTACTAGTGAAATATCCACTACTAACATATCTCTTCTGAACTTTATTAAGTATTGTTGTATTAAATAACCATGTATACCCATTCTTTTCTAACTCACGTAAGTAATCACGAACAATTGGTTGGTTCATGAAATAAGCTGTTGTATCAATAGGTACTCCAATCTTAGTTAAGAACATCCATGTAGAGGCTACATTTGGTGTAGCACCTAATTCCATAATCCATGGACCCTTAGATATATCCACATAACCATCAATAAATTGTCCAAGAATATCAGAGATGAATTCACCATCTGCATTCTTAATCATTGATAATGTAGGTTTGCCATCTATTTGATTATACTTCTCAAACTTAATTTTACCATCTCCTAAGAACTTAGCATCTGCAGCACTTAATAATCCTTTCTTAGCATTAAAATCTAGAACAATAGGAGATCTCTGATTTAAAGAATGATTTGTTTGGTTCACAGCTGCAATACCAATTGCATATTTACCAGTTACAAATGCATGTCTTAATGTAGACATAAATCTTCTACTCAACATGTTACCAGTGGATTCATAATCAAATGATCCAAGTCCCATTTTATCTACAATTGTTTTAGCTAAACCTTTTAATTGATCAGCTGAGTTAGGGGTCGTAAGTCTTTCAAAGTTTAAAGGATGGCTAATTAAATTCTGTAAAGATTGAATATAAGCATTCTCTAAATTTCCTTTACCTTCACCTTTTAAAGATAACATTCTAGGAACACCCCTTTCACTATCATCTACATTTTTTAAGTAGATAGATAGTTTATCTATATCAAAATCCGATCCAACCTTCTTCACTAAAGCAGAAGGGATTACCACAGAATCACCAAACTCTTCAGGAAGAAATCTAGCTATTTTAAATACATCAATTGAGTTCTGTTTCTGTGTAGGAATACGAAAAGCTACACCTTCTAATATACCAGAATCTTTTAATTCTTTAATAAGTTCTTCATCAGATAGATCTGACTTAAACCATCTACCCACCATAATCTCACATGTGCGTTGACCATCCTTATCTTCATAGAACTTAAGAGTATCAGATGTATATGCATTCTTACCATTCACCTTTACAGCTTCCACCTTATTAGATTCTAATAATGTAGAAGGAACTTGCACTTTCATACCACCATTAATCTTAGGACTAATTACTTCTCTATCAGCAATAGAATATAAAATGTTTCTAATTTGTTGGTAAGCAGGAGTGGCTTCAATCACTACATCACCATCTTTAAATCCTTGTAATGCATCAATGATATTGTCATTAACTTCTCTTCTAGTTAACTCTCTTCTTAATGTATCAGCTAACTTATCAACATTAGTTAACTTATATCCTCCATCTACTTTCTCGATATTAAATGTTTTCAATAGTGAGTTAACACCACTTTCAATCATTCTCTCAAGAATATTTTGGTTATTCTTTATCTCTTTATATAAAGGAGAAGCTTTTTCTCTTTCAGCTTCTGTTTTCAAACTGTACCAATCTTCATAACTTCCTTTGTAATCAATAGGAACACCTGCTGCCATGAAATCTAATGTAGAAAGCTTGGTCATTTGAGATCCTCTTGTCACTTGGTTATCTTCTTTAGAAGGAACCTCAGACTGTACACTCATGATAGAGAATGGTACATTTACTATTCCATTAAATGGAGCTTCATTAAAATCTCCAGTGTTTGGATCATATAAGTTATGAACTTCTTCAGCTCCTACCTTTCTACCACTTTTATATACAGCATAGTCAATACCTTCAGCTTGCATCTTGTTATATAACTTAACAGCGTTAGATTCAGCATTAAGTTCTTTTGATGCTCTATAAGATAGGACAGTTAAGGCAAACTTATCTAATACAATATCATTATAGTTTTGACCATTTGCTTTATTACCAGTTACAATAGGTTTACTAGGAGTGTATGTACGTCTGATTTGAGGATTGCCATCTCTTAATGTTCTCTTTTCAGCACTAGTTAACTTTTCACCTTTATCTTGTTTCTCCCATGCAATATCATATTCATATTGTCTTTCTTGTTGTGTATCCCACTCACCAGCTCTAATTTTAAAGTTACGATGTGCAGGTAGAGCAATAATACCACCACCATCTGTTTCTTCCCATGCACCATAATTAGATAGATCATTAGTAGCAAATACATCACCAAGAGTTATTGTTTTGAAAGAATCTACATTAAAGTCTGTATGACCAATTTTACCCTTTGCAAATTTCTTATTCCAAACATTATTTAAAGCTGTATTCATTTCTACAGAATCAGCAATGATAGATTGTCTAGGAGAGTTAAAGCTTTTGATACGTTTTAATTCATCAGAGTATTGATATGGATCAGAATACAGCACCTTATGAAGCTCTATATTATTCATAATATAGTTAGCAGATAATGTAGCTAATTCTCTTTCTAATTCTTCTGGTTTCATTAATTCTTTACCAAATGATAAACCTTCTGTCTTAAAGCCATTATCATATGCCTTTAATAAGTTGTAATCAATTAGTGTTTTCTTTAATGATTCTTTTTCTTTATTTATAAAGTCTGTAACTTTTTCAGCAATCTGATTAACTTTAGTATCTGCATCAGTAAAACTATCATACACTTGTTCAGCTGTACCAAGTCTAGAGATGACATCATTGTGCAACTCTTCTCCTAGAATAGCCTTGAAGAAACGTAAGTCATTAGTGTTTCTATTTTTTGCTACAGTACGATCTTCCTTAGCTAAGTTAAACTCATCTATAAAATATCCTCTGAATTTATCATGTATAGCTTTATAGTCTGTAAGAATATCACTAGTATTAATTCTATTACCCATGAATAACATCCACTCAAGAGCAGCATCACCAGGAATTAGATTTAAATAGTATCCTTCTTTATTAAGATTGATCTCTTGTAACAGTCTATCTTTATAAGTTAATTTAGATGATTCTTTCTGTTTACCAGTTTCTTCATCAATAACACCACCAGCATATCCAGTGTGCATTAGTTGTTTAGCATCAAATTCTGCATCCTCATCTGCCTCAATTCTATCTCCAGATTCTTTATCAAACATTGAATACAGTAAGTCAGAATTCTTGCTAAATGTATCAGTTAGTAAGTATTCATATTGTGTACCTGTAAGTTCGCTTAAGTTATCAATTTGTGATAGATGATCATATAAATCACTAGCAGCATTTGTTCCAATAAATGATTGAGTCATCTCACCATTAATATTGTAGAATGTACTACTAAATTCAGGATTATCCATCTTAGCTTTAATCTCAGCTAATTGACGCAAACGCTTATCAATATCTAATGATTTACCAGAGAAGCTCACCACCTGTTTAGCTTGAGCAATACTCTGTCTAATACCATTCACTGCCTTAGAGAATAATGATTTCTCAGGCATTGTTGATAGTTTCTTATAGTCAAATTCAATACCAAGTTCTTTTAAGAAGTCTACTTGTGATTGTAAACTATCAAGTTTTACTTCTGTAATAGCACTTGCATTACCATAATATATATTCTTATATGAGTTGTAAGTAAAGTACTTACTTCCATTATCTATAGATCCTTTAATATCTTCAATAAAATCTTGTTGTGTTTGTCTAGCAGCTGTAGAAAAGTTAGCATCTCCCACCTGTACATCACCATTTGCTAATAAATATACATTCTTAACTGTAGGAGATTGTTTCTTAAATGTTTTCCATAAAGAAGCCAATAGCTGTAAATCAGTCTTATTATCTAATTCATCTAAGTTTCTCATCTTACTAAGACGATTATAAAGCTTAGTGTACTTAGAATCTTTTATAGACATGTCTTTAATTCTGTTCACCATTTCAGTGATGTTACGAGAATTATGTGTATTATTCATTACACTAATAAATGTCTCACTCATTGGAACTAATGTATAGCCTCCAATAGAAGATAGTTTATTAGTACCATCTATATTAGTAACAGGAAGACTAGCTAGCAATAATTTAATTGCTGCACTAGCTTTTTTCATATGATCTATTTTACTAGCATCACCATATGCATCATCTTTAGACCTATCCATTGTAGGAATTAACTCATCATTCTCATCAAACTCAATACCATAAGACTTGATATATTCTTCATGTTTAGCTTGAATAGCTTCCCAGTTATCTAATATATTTCCATATAAAGTGTTATTTGCCTCAATTGCTGCATTTACTTCTTCAGGAGATTCATCAGTCATCTTTTCTAACTGAACAACATTCTCAGCAATTAAATCACCTAATTCATCTTGAAGCTTTTGATAAACTTCTGCTTTATTAGTGGTACCACCTACAAGATCAAATAATCCTTTATTAGATTCAAATAAATCTTTTACAGTGGTATAAGTCATGTGTTGCATGATATCATTAATCTGTCCACCTGTAAATCCAGCTAATTTAAACTCACTGTTTTCATCACCAATAGCACTATCTATATTCACTATACCCTGTTGAGCAAATGATAATCCAGCTAAGTTTGGAGAGTATTCTGCATAATAACCTGTACCAATATTCTCAAATAATCTATTTGTATTCTCTTCTGCTTTAGTTCCAACAAAGAATGTTTTAATCCAGTCTATAATCTGTGAGAAGATTCTAGATATTAATGACTTACCTTCTTGAGCATCTTGTTTTAATGTACGATCTCTGAACTCTTCAGCTAGTTTTTCTTTAATATCTTGATCTGTAGCTTCAGAATAATTAATCTCTCTAGCAGTGAATACATCTGTATAAGAACCTTTTCTGTTTCTAAATTCAGTTCTTATAGCATCTTGTTCAGCTTGAGAAGTAAACATCTTCCATACAGCTTCAAACACCTCATGATAAGCTGTTCCCACTTCTGCATTTTGATATAAATAGATAGCACCATCCTTTAACATACCCCAAGCTAATTTACCATTAGTTGCTTGAATAATGTTATTCACTTTATATACAGGAATATTTGGTAGGGTTTTACCTATCCATTGTTCTACCTTCTTCCAGTTTTCTGTTTGAAAATTATTTAAGTTACTATTAATCTGTAGTCTATAATCACTTCCTCTCTTGCTATCTCCTTGTTGCTTTCTCTGATTAATCTTTTGCTGTAAGCTAGGATTCACCTTAGGAGCTTCAGCAGTAATAGGGGCTTCAGGAGCAATGGCTGCTTGTTCTTTAAGTTGCTTAGCTATAATATTTCTAATAAGATTCTTAGCTATAGCAAATGCTTCTTCATCAGTTGAATCTGCTGTAACACCAGTGCCAGGAATTTCTGCTAATTTACCAGTGATTGTTTCTAATGTTATCTTAAATGCACCATCTTCATTCTCATCAGGAAGTTTTATACCTTCAATAATTGCAGCATTAGGATCAAACTTTTCTGGATCAACACTAAATGTAATAGCTACATTTCCAAGTTTATCAGAAAGTTTAATTGTATTCTTTTCTCCATTAGTATCAAACTTCTTACTCTCTTCTTTAGTGGTAGTCACCTTAGTTTCTTTAGCTGGTAAAGCTTCTGCAGAACTACTACTATTCTTATCTGCTAATGTAAAATAGATTCCTTTTCTATTAGTATCTGTAGCATTTTTAAGAGGTCTGATTTGTGTTGTCAAAGGAATATCTACACTAGATCTTTTTCTTCCTTCTGGATCATTAGGAGATAATAAATATGATTGATAGTTCTGCCACTCTCTGGTTTTAATACCATCAGCATCAATATCTGTAATTTCTGTATACTTAGAGTTCCAAGGTTTTGTTTTAGAACCTTTTGTTAAAGATGAATTAACATTATGGTATAATCCAGCAAGTCTATCTATAATAGCTTCTTTATTCTTATCAAGCTCTTTAGGATCAAGATAAAACTCTTGTTCATCTTTACCAATCTTTAATTTCATGTTCTCAAAGAACACACTACTATATCCAGCTTCTTTTCTATTTCCTTGAGCATCTGTAGGAGTACCCCAATATACCACTGATTTCAACCAGTTGTATAACATTTGAGATTCTCCAGATTTAAGATTACCATCATTAATTAAGTTAATGGCAAGCTTATTAATAGCATTATATATTAATGTAGCTTCTGTACGAGTGAATTGTCTATTATCCACTTTAACCATTCCGTTAGCAGTGAATACTGTAGGCAATCCTTTGATGTTATTCATAGTGACAGATCCTCTTGTTTGAGCATCATCACTTGTAGCAACACCTATCACTCTCTTTGTTCTTAGTTGTTTATCAGTAACTAATCCAGCATCTGTTACAGGAGTTCTAGCATTATAATCTCTTTCAAACTTACCAGAAGCACTTAATTCTCCTACATAATCAGGAGTTCCAAAAGATGCTTGTATTTGGTATAAGTTAGATGTAGGAGAATCTAATGTTTGTTTTCTCCAGTTATTATATTCTTTTGTAAGAGCTTCTACATCTTCTTCTGATGTTGTATCTCTAAACATAGAGCCACCACCAGACCAAGTTAAAGTTTTAGGAAACACTTGATATATAGTGTTCTCTAATGTAGGTTTAGTTAATTTTTTACCATTAACATCTACAAAATATTTCTCACCACTAACAGGATCTACTCCCATTACAACTAATGCAATAGTTTGTTTAGGATCAATATCTTCACCACCTGTACCTTTATCTTTCAACCATTGTGTAAGACCAGGTACACCAATTATAGCTTCATTACCTGATGTAACAATAACACCACGAAAGTTATCATTACCAGGTAGGTCATAAAAGTTAGCACCAAACTGATTAGCACGCACATGATGTGCTGCTAAAGGAGTCTTTTGAGAATATCCTTCAACAGGAGCACTAGTACTATTAACTACTTGCTCATCTGTTTTTTTAGGATCTATTTCATAAGGTCTATCAAAATCAGCTGTAGGAACACTATCTGTATCTGCAGTAGTTTTTAACTCTTTAGAGAGATTATCGTTTTGTGTAAGTTTTTGCTTGGTAAGTCTTTCATCTAACTCAGCTTGACTATCTTCTTTAAACTTCTTCTCTATAGCATCAGTTAACTCTGCATTGTTTAATGCATTAATATATTGTAACTTATCAGTTCCTTCTGTAGGCTTTTCAATACTAGAGAACTTCTCATCTTTTAAAGTTTCATCAATGGCATTATCCATTGTTTTCTTAAGCTCTTCAGGATCATGTTCTGTATTGGCTATATTATATCCTGTAAATTCTTCTGGAGTTAGATATTCTGTAGTTCTATTAGGGTTGGTTATCTGATATTTACCATCAACTAGTCCTGCATTAAGAGTTATCTTAGGAGCAAGAGTTAATGTATTATCTTCTCTATGAACAAGATCAGTTAAAGGATATGTATCTCCAACATTTAATTCTTTGTCAACTGTTTTATCAGTGTCATTTAAATCCACTTGTTTTATAGATGCAGCAGTGTTAGGAGTGCTAGGACTGTTCTTAAGATCTTCAACTATTTTCTTATTAGCTTCTGTTTGTTTTTTTACAGCATCAAATGTATTTCTAAAATTAGTCTTATCTATAGATGATCTATATCCTTCTTTAGTAATTTCTAAAGACTTTTCTAATGCTTCATTTTCATCTAGTAATCTATTTGCTCTAACTTCTTGAGGAGATGATGGTTTTTCCACCTTCTCTAATATTCCTAATCCTGCTAATTCAGCAGTGTTCTTTCTCAACTGAGAGTTAAAGAATATCTGATCTGCTGCATTGAAGTATTGATAATTCTTTACACCTTCAATATATTGACCTGCAAGTTTAACTTCATCAGGATTATTCTTATCTATATTAAGACTAGTGAATCCAGCATGTCTTTGATCAATAGCATCGTGTGCCTTTTTCAATTCTAATGCATGAGTGATGTTTCTTTGTAGTTGAATTTCAGGAGTAATTTCTATACCTGCTTCATTATCATTCACTCTATTAATATCCTCTTTTTGATTCTTAGCTTCAAACCTTAATAGATTATTTAAATACTCCATTCCATTAGGATCATCAAAGAAGTTCTGACCTAATGCAGCTAATGAATTAAAGTTTAATTGATCTAATGCTAATTTATTACCATCTTTAATAGCTTGTACCTTTGCTAATATTTCAGTTTGAGAATCCATTAAAGATGCTCCTAATGAAGCAAGTCTTTCTTGGTTAAACTTAGGTTGAGGTTTTCCTTCATTATCAACAGTTGTAGCTATAGCACCTTTCTCATCTTTTTCAAAAATATCATCTGGTGTATTAAAATATCTTCTTCTAGCAGTTGCTTGCAGTATTCCTTTTTTAAAGTTTTCTGCAGCTTCATCTTGTTTTGTATATTCTTTTGTAGCTATACTTTTAGCATGTCCACCTAAGGTCATTAACATACCTTGAATAGTACCTAGAGCAATATTGTTCTGACCATTAGGATCATTAACATTATCTATCCAGTCTGTCATGATACTAGCAAATCCACCTTGGTCTTTCTTTATACTACCATTTTTTACTTTACCAGCAATAGAGTCTTCTAAATATCTACCAATGGCTACTTGAGCACTTTCATTTTGACCATGCTCTAACCCTGTTAAAAATGTCTTTCCTAATAATTTACCTATTGTAGGTTTAGAACTAGTCACTGTAGTTTCTAAAGCTTCAAGTGTTTCTGCATTAAAATATTTCTTTAATGCACTTTGAGCAGTTTTTGCTGTAGAAAATATCTGAGGAAGTTCATATAATGATGCACCTATACTTAAAGGAAGTGTATAACCAAATCCTTTCATTGCACCCTCTGCTGCTTTTTGTTCTATCTCATCATCTGATACATTAATTAATCCTTGATCTCTTTGTTCTTGTAAAGATTTTCTAATTGCCACTTGAGCTTCTTTACCATTCAATCCAGACTGACCAATTACATTCCAAGTGTATAATTCTGCTTTTTGAGCACCTTGTATAAGTCCTTTAAATCTTAATGCTGTAGCAGCCTCTAAATCAGAAGCTCCTGTACCAGCCACTTTATATATTTGGTTACCTAGCATTTTACCAAGCTTACCATATAATTCAGGATTTTCAGAAAGAGCTTGAATTCCTTTTGCTCCAAGTCCTGTAGCTCTTAATCCTCCAGCTTCTTCCATTGCTCCAAATAATCCAACTCCTTTAGCTTCTAATGCTCCAGGAGCAATCATAGATGCTGTAAGAGCAAGACGATCTGCAGCATCATCTAACCACCAACTAGAAGTGGTTAACTTACTCCAGATATTACCATTAGTGTATTTAGCACTTTTATATATAGGATTGGTTTCTTCCACTTTGTTTTTCCAAAGATCTCCTAGGTTAGTCATGAAGTTATCTGTCATTAAAGAGACAGCATTTCCATTATTAACAAGATCTCCTTTTCCACCAACTGCTTCATTTGCTAAATTAGCTATTCCACCAATAGCTGCAGGAACTGCACCTAATATAAATCCAGCATTTTGTAAGAAATATGCTCCTGTTTTATTAACAAAGTTCCATCCAGCATTTGCCACTCTATCTAGTCCAGATTGTCCTTGTGCATGATAATCCTCTTGATCTCCAATAGTGGGATTATAAACACCATATCTTTTATTATCTATTAATTCTTTTGTACTATATACAACATCAGGTTTACTATAGTTAGATGTATCACTATAATAATCAATTAGGTCCATACCATTAGTGCGTGGTGCAGCACCATCACTATCAAGTTGTGGAATTACTGCAGCTGGATTGTAAGCAGACTTACGTTCTACAGGAGTATCAGGAGTTATTATTGGATCTAAACCTTGAAAATCTGGCATCTTGAATTCTTTTTTTAAAATAATTTACCTTTGAAATTAGGATTGTAATGTCTAATTATATCTATTATACTAGCATCATCTAATCCACTAAAAAATTCACTGGCTTTATCAATTGACATTCCTTTATCAATTTGTATTGGCATCCATCCATCTTTTGTTTTTATCTGAATTTTTGGAAACACTTTATTATTATTACCATACTCTTCATGAAGATCTCCCACTACAGTTATACGTTTAGCAAGTGGGAAGGCAGACTGTTGCCATTTAGCTCCTTCTGGGCTTTCATTAGCAGCATTTGTTGTACCGCCTGTCATCATCATCTCGCCTTTAATTTGAACTGAATTGTTTGTCTGAGCTTCTGGAAGTTGGGCTATATCTGTATAACTTAATGTTCTTTTTTGAACACTTCCATCAGGACCAGTTACCCAAAGTTGTTTAGTGACACCATCATTATATATACCATATTTAAGTCCAGCTGCTACAGATTTATCAGCTAACCATGAATTTACTTTATTCTTATCCCAACTATCGTACCCACCCACATCATGTCTATCTACCTTACTTAAAGCATCTGCTATTCCTGACCATCTTGATTGTGCAGTTGGTGAAGGGGTATCAATAGGAGTTACTGTAGGAGCATATTGTGGAGTTTTAGAAGCAATTATTTCATTATATTTTTCATTATATTTATCAAGAGCTTCATGTCTTTTTGCAAGTATAGGATTAGTCCATGCTATAATTTTATTTTTATCACTATTTTTATTTAATAGTAATTCTTTATCAGTAAGTCTACTTAAATCTTCTATAACAAATTCACCTTGACCCCATGCTCTTCCAGAAAGAATTTTTGTTTTAGGCTTTTGGGCAAAATCAAAAAGTTCTCTTGGTGTAAATGTAACATTTCTACCTGACTCATCTTTGATAGTAACTGATTTTTGACCAGCTATAGATTGATTAACTTCATTTTGAAGATTCTTCATCTCAGGATCATTCTCTACTTGCTCATGTGCTGTATTCAAAACAGCAGCATTTAACCCTGCTTGTCTTCTATTTTCTAAAATAGAATTTACAGCAGCTTTGTATTCAGGACCAATTGGATTTTTAATAGGACCATGATAAGATCCATTAATCATATTTTCTACATCAGTGGGTGTAACTACAACTGTTTTATCTGGACCTAGCTTTCTAGCATTCTCTTGAATTTTTGCAGCTAGTGCTGATACACCTGCAGTTGCAGCATTTGTATAAGTTGCCACTTGACCATTTACAATATCTTCAGGTTTTTTAACTGGTTGTTCATTTCCTCCAACAGCTACAAATGGTTCTCCTGTTCCACCATGAGCTACCCAGAAATCTAAATCATATTTTTTTCCAGATAGTGCTTCTTCTGCTAAATTATGTCTTCTTGTTTCCTTTTGAGCAGCTGCTTTTAATCCATAATCAGCAGTCCAATGATCTGCATCTAATATTGGATTATTTACATATTTTAATACACTTTCTTCCCAAGAATGAGAATTTGCAAATTCTTTTATAGTTCCTTCTTTATATAAATCTGCCTTAACTTGATTAGGATCTCTAGCAATAGCTGCTAGTTGACTGTTTAATTTTTGTGTTAGTTCTCCTCTATATGCTCCACCTTCTCCAATTTGTTTCTGTAATTCTGCTATAGCTGTTTTAGATTGATTAACTATATTTGCATTAGCTGAATTTGTTGCAGCATATTTCTGTAATGCTGCAATCTTATCTGTAACTGTTTGTATACCAGCTTTATATTGATCTTGTGCATGATTAGCTAAATCTTCTGGAGTGTAGTTTCTAAACTGGTACATACCAGATATTTGCATTTGACGAAGATCATTTGCATCAAGAGAAGATCTTATTGCATTTTCTATTTTTGCAGAAGTGATTCCTTTGAACCCATTCTCAACCATTGCCTTAGCTGTCTTATTATAATCTATATTTCCATTAGCATCAGTTGCCCAAGGAACTTCTGTATCTGAACCACTTTCATGAAGGCTTTTAAGTACCTCAATCATTTTTGGTTGTATATCTCTATGTTCTATATATCCTCCTGAATATGAAGCATTTACATCTGTATTACTCAAATAAGCATTAGCTCCTTGATCAAAAAACCAATCATTATCAACTGAACCTTTTCCTGATTTATTGGCAGCTTGTTTATCTGAAACTCCTTGTTTTAATCTCTGTGTAGATGCAGCAGCATTTTGTACAATAGGATCCTTGATAATAGATGTAGCCATTCCTCCTACAGAATTAACAAGCTGTTGATTAGAGAAATCTCCAGCAGCAACTGTTCTTAGATTATTACCTAAATCATCAAGTTTTGATTGTAAATATTTTTTTTGAGACTCATTAGCAATGTCCATACCAGCCACATTATCTATCTGTGTCTGAATTTTTTGCACTCCTTGATCATATTGCTGTTGCTTCCATTGACCCACTTCTGTCATAGCCTGTATAGGAAGCTGTGAGATGTAGGGATTAAATTGTGATATTTGATCTGTAAATGATGCCATATTAGTAGAATTAGCAAATGTAATTTAAAATATTATATATACCAAGAGAAATAACTATTCCGATTAATTTGGTATAATAAGATTGATTAGATAGTTTTTAAAGCTTTTACAATAGCACCATTTCTTGCAGGTTTTGTATCTTTTTTAAGCTGTGATTCAAACTGATTCACCATTGCTTTAGCTTTTTCATAATCAGCTAATGTAGAAGGCTTACTGCTCACTTGATCCACTGAAGGGGTTCCTTCTCCTGCAGTAGGGATATTGAATGTAGCAGGACTATTTACATTATAAGCCTTTCCAGTTGTAGGGTCAAATCTAAAGTTATATTTGTTTTGTTCTACACCTGACGCTAGATTTTCTAGCTTATTTTGAGCAATTTTAGAACTGATGGAATTAAGAGCAGCAATATTTTGTTCCTTAGTCTTACTTTGAGCTGTAGCTTGTCTAACATATTGTTGATCAAGAATATTTAGATTCTGTAACTGAGCTTGATTCATTAAGTCCCTATTCTTACCATACACTTGAGCTTTCTGAGCCTGATTTGCTCTAAACTGTTCTCCTAGCACTTTATTCTTCATCTCTGCAGCACTAGCCATAATTTGAGCCTGAGCAGCAGGATTTCTTCCAGCACCTCTAATAGCAGCATTAGCCTGTTGATCTATAGAGTTTATTTGATCTTGTAAAGAAATGTTATAAGGAGTATCTAACATAGGTTGATACGTTTGAGCTTTTACAGGTTCTACTTGATTATGACCTAGAGCATACATTTCACCCATTAACTGATTAGTATCTAAAGGCATTTGGTTAGTAGGTCTAGCAAAGTCATATATACTAGCAAGTGCTGTAGCAATAGCATTCTTTTTATCAAACTTCTTAGTACCTTTATCTTTAGTTGGACTAGCTAATCCTGGAAGATCTTCTTCTTTTGGATAAGGGTATGCAACAGGAGAAGTGGCTCCAGTAAAGGTAGTTGGTGCATTAGTATATCCTAAAGAAGGATATGCTGGACCTCTTTTAGAACTAGCAACTGCTACATTTCCTAAGTCAGCATTTCCAAAAGATTGATTACCCAATCCCAATGCTTGCATTCTAGCATCAGCTGCATCAGCATCACTTTGAGGAGCTGATTGTGTACCAGTGTGATCAAGATAATAATCTTCTCCTATACCAATTCCATTTTGAGCCATAGGAATACTTGCTCCTAATTTGGCCATATTTTTAACCTTACCTTTCATAACATCTTGATTAAACTTATCAGAGTCTTCATAACCAAATTCTTTAGCTGTATCTAGAATAGCATTCTGAACACGAGCTGCTGCTTCTAATTTAGCTGCATTAGCTTTTTGTTTAGCTGTTGCACCCATCATCATAGCCTTGCCAGAGTTTAAAGCTAATTGATCAAATACAGTGTTATCTTTTGAACTGTTCACTATATCTGTAGCTTTATTGATAATTTGATTTTGCTTCTTATCATTTAATGCTACATCATTAGCATAATGTTTAAACTTCCTTCCTTCAGAATCTTTATCCCCTATTTCACTAGCACCAAATTGAGGAATCTTCATATTACCATACACCACTAGATTACTTCCAGTGGGACTTCCACCATCTTGTAATTTTGTAGCTGGTTCACCACCTTCCACTTCTACACCATTATCTCCATATGTAACAGGCATTCCACCATTGTCATGAGAAGGACCTCTAAACATAATAGTTTCTCCACCATGAGGTAGGAATGGATTATAAGATAGAGTTTCAGCTTTTCCACGATGTACTTGCAAATCACCACCCATAGCTAACTGTGTACCATCTTCAGCAATAGGCATAAGTCCTCTTTCTGTAGATAGAGCACTTGCACTAGGGTTTACATAATCTTCTTTAAGATGTCCACCACTTCTTAGCATATCTGCATCATGTGGAGGATGTAATAAATCTTTTAAATTGTGTTCACCAAACTTAGTGATTAGTTGTGGTTGCCATGTATGACTATTCCATTCGTACGGAGAGGTTTTACCACCATCTTCCATAAATGAAGCATTTTGTCCTTGTATACCTTGTGCTCCTGATGCCCATGCAGCTCTCATTGCATTAGTTTGAGCTTCAGCTTGTTTAGCTTTAAGTGCGTTAGCATCTTTTGCACCACCAAGTAAATTACCTGCAACAGTACCTACAAGTTTACCAACTTCTCCACCCACTGGACCAAAGAATGCAGAACCTATAGCACTTCCCACTCCTGAACCAATACTAGCTTGTCCTGAAGATTGGAAATAGTCTCCAAACTCTGCCTGTGGTAAAACACCACCTCTTCTATATTGTTTAGGATTACTTTCTTCTAAAGGCTCATATCCAAGATCACCATATAGATTGTTAGGAGCATATGTATTTTGTACCTGTGTTGGATTACCACTTATTCTAGTTCCGTATTGAGCTAGATAGTTGGTGCCCACTCCTGTAGGACTTCCCATCTGTCCAGGTTGTAATAACTGATCTTCAGGTCTTACATATTTATTTTGCACTCTTTCTTTACGACCAGAAGCAGCTTGAAGTGTTAAACCAGAAATATCAGCAGCTTGATCAGCTTTCAACATGTTTTGTTTCTGCTGTTTAATTTGCTGAACTCCTTGTAATATTTGAGGAGCAGCATTCACTATACCAATACCAGCAGCTTCAGAACCTGCACCAAATCCTGCACCACCTTGACCAAGAGCTCCTTGAGGACCAACGTTTGTAAGTTTATTTGCTGTACCTTTACCACCAAATATATTTGCAAACTCACTACCAAGTCCACCTTGTCCTTGTGTAGCAGTTCCAAGAGCAGTTCCTAAATTACCCCAGTTAAATCCTCCAGGAGTAGTTCCACCACCTTGAAATATAGGAAGTTCACCACCTTCTTGGAATGAAGGAGCTGTATCTATTGTTGTGAAATCTAATGAAGGAGCAGATGAACCACCACCACTAGGCATCATTTTACCTAATATAGAACCAATCTGACTACCTATACCACCACTAGAAGATTTAGCATTAGCAGCATCCATAGCTGTTTGTCTAGCTGCATCTTCTTTCAATTGCTCATCGTATTGCTTTCTACTTATTCCTTGGTTTGTAGCATTTGCATTTGCTAACAAATCATTGAATCCCATACCATTCTGAGCTATAGGAGGATTACCAAAGTCTGTAAGTTGGTGTAACTGTGTGTTCACCATCTTAGTACCCATTTCAGCTTTCTTTAAAGCTTTACCATGAGCTTTCATAAATGATTCTTCTGTAGGATATTTCTTGTAGAATTCCTTTTCAGATTTAACTTTGGCGATCTTTAGTATTTGATCTTTCATATCTTATGTTTGTATGATTTATTTATATTTTTCTAACCAGCCACCTTTAGGTGTTTCAGTGACATAATCTCCATCAAATTTATATTTCTTTCCTGGTTTCATCAACTTTTTATCTCCAGTGTTACTTTCTCCTATAACATCATAATTCACTCCTTTCATTGTTATTTCATTAGAAGGAATAATAGTAGTTTCACCTGGATGTGCCCATTGTCCCATAGGATCTATAATAGCTCCACCATGTTGATATTTATTATCAGTGGCAGCTTGATCAGCAGCATATGCTCCTCCTGCCACCACTGGTGCAGTGGTTAAAAGTTTATTGATATTTTTAGACAGCACCTTAGTATTTTTCTCTATTTTATTAGGATCCATAATATCATACATTCGTAATGGATATTGTTCTCCCTCAGTATTTATATAGTCTTTATAATGACTTTTTATCATTTCAGGACTAATTGGATCATAAGGATGACTGATTACTCCTTTGTTTAACATATCACTTCTTACCTCTTCTAACATTGCCATCTTTTCTTGACCACCACTTCCTTTTTCAAAATAATCTTTTGCGTCTTTTAAATAATCTTTTCCACCAAATATATTACTCTTAGAATAAGATGATACATCACCAGCATCTTTTAATTTCAAATTACGTAAGCTATAGTCAATGTTAGTTGGACTTGTATATTGTTGAAGATGACTAATTTCATGCTCTGCAATATTTTTAGCTTGTTCAGGAGAAAACCCTTCTCCTATAGAAATAACAGGACTTCTATTTGTAGTGGGTATTTCACTCGAAGGATACATTTGTTTATGAATAGCACCTGTTCCACCAAAAGGATCTACATCTTTTACAACTTCTGCTTTTTGTAAATCACCTAATAAAGATTCAGGAGTTACATTATATTTACTAAACTCTGTTAATGCTGGAGATCCTCTCCACCATTGTGTGTTAGCATTTACAAAATTCTTTAATCTAGATTGTCCTTCAGGAGTTTGTAATCTTGCTATTCTTTCATTCAATGCTTGCTTTACAACATCTATGTTTTTACTAGATCCAGAAGCTCCTGCTCCTGGAATACTTTCTTCTGATATTCCAGCAATTCTAGGTAATGCATTTTCTACACTTCCACTTCCTACAGCATATTTACCCAATGCTCCCAATCCTTCACTTAAAGCTCCTACACCTTCAGCAGCTGCCATTGTGTTAAGAGCAAAGTTTCCTGCTTCAGCTATATTAGCTGCTGCTTTGCTAGAGGCTGCTCTATTAAGAGCACCTTCATTATAATTTCCACTTTCATCAACAGACCCACCATGTATATCTGCATATGCTTGGTTTCTAGCAGCTCTTGCAGCAGTATCTCCTTTTTTATATACATCTTTAGAAAGAGTTGGTTGAGAAGCTATTTTATTAATTTCTTTTTGATTTTTAATATCTTGTTGTAATGCTAATCTTCTTTCTATATCAGATCTATTAAGAACTCCTGGAGAAGAGGATATATCACCTCTCATCATAGAGCCATTCTGACTAATAGTTTTAGGAGTCCAATCAAGACCTTCTTGATAGAACTTCATCTCTTGTCCATTCTGTGCAGAAGCTTTTGTCTTCTTTGCATATTTACCATTAGCTGGAGCAGAACCTGCTACTCTTCCATAACTAAATCCTACAGCACCTGGCATGCTTCCACCCATTTGAAATTGTCCACCCCATGCAGGAGAATAGTTTCTTCCTTTTGTATTATATCCAAGTCCTACAAATCCAGGACCTGTAGAAGCAGAAGCATCATTATAATTACCATGTTTACCATAGTTATCATGTATCTTCTCTAGATTCATTCCATTCTTAGCCTTACTATTTCCTTTAGATTCTTTCTTTAACTCTTCAAACTTTTTAGTGGTGGCATCTGTCCATTGACCACCTGTACTATGTAAAGCTTTAAATGCTCTTGTCACTTTACTATGTGTAACTACATCATCAGTCTTAGGAGCATTCTCAACAAAGTCAAAAGCTTTCTCCATTCTTTGTTTAAAGTTATCAAAAGACTCTCCACCTGGAATAGGAGTATTAGGATGTTTTACCCAATCCTTTTCTTTAAAGCTTCCTTCAGGAGCTCCATCATATTCACCAATATCCCATGTTCTTAATAATGGATTAGTATACACTGGTAAGTTAGCAGTTTGTCCAATTACATTTGCTGTTTGTTTAGCTCTTTCTATATCACTAGTGATAACATTTTCTTTTCCTCTCTTTAATGCTTCTTTACCAATTCCTTCAGCATATTTAATTCCTTTCTTAGTTAGATCGGTGGGATTTACACCATTCTCTAATCTATCTGCAGTTGCTGTATCTTCACCATGTTCAAACACTTCTGTACCATCTACCTTCACTGGAGCAACCTTAGGTCCTTGTAATTCTCCACCTGAAGCAAACTTATCTAACCATCCTCCTTGTTTATAAGGTTTTGCACCACCAGCTATAGCACCAAAGAACTTTCTTTGCTGGTCTGTAATAGGATGTCCATGCACAGTTTTATCATGCAGGATTTCTTTAGCTTTATTTGATGTTAACTTTTTTGCCATTATTTGTAAGAGATTTGATCTTCTGCAACAATAAACTGACTAACTAAATGAGCTGTAGAAGTGTTATCTAGAATATGTCTCACCTTTAAACTTTTTGATCTAATAGGTTCTTTCCTAAAGCTTCTCTTTCCATAATCCATATTAGCTTGATTAAGCACCTTATCTATAGACATTGATTCACAGGTAGTTATGAACAAAGGTACGTTTTTATCTCTAACAAGTCCCCAGAATGTATTATATTGATAGAAGTTATCACTCTTAGTATATGTAATAGTTTTACTGTAAGTGTTATATATAGGATAGTTTAAATAGCTCTGTAGGTTATTTATGGGTTTAGGAACTAATTCAAGTAGTCCTGAAGTTTGTTGACCATTGTATAGAATAGCTTTATTAAACCATTGGTCATCTGTTTCTATTCTGTTTGTTGTACTATACACTCCTTCTGTACTAGGGAAATATCTATAGGCCTTAGTGAAATCTTTTACACTTTGTAATATCTCATCATAAGATTGGAATGAGAATGGATATTCTATAATATAAGGCTCTATGTTTCCATAGTAGTTGTTATATAAAGTGATGTTAGTTAAATGTCTCCAAAGAGATGCAGTGTTACAAGGAGTGAATGTAATAGCTGCTATTTGATCTACATTAAGACTTTCAATAGACATTTCTATTATAGTCTGACATTTACCAACAGATTGTAAAACAATAATATTCACTGAGTCACTTACAGACACACTGTACCCATCTATAAGGTCATCCTTAGAGATGTTGGTACCAAGAACATTTCCTAGATCATCATAGACATCAAAAGGACCAGTTCTATAGCCAGCACAAGTTAATTTTACTATTATTGTTTTAGACATCTTTAAATTATATTTTAGATCAAATTGAACACTCAACACCTTTTAATAACAATGCAGCATCACCACCATATGGTGAATTATTAATTGCACAAATTGCACTATTTACATCTATAGTTTGATTAGAGAAAACAGTTCCATTACAATCTGTATAGTTTACACCAAGTAGTGGATTAGCAGTTTCATTAGTATAAGTGTAACATACTGTAGGAGGAGTTGTTGTTGTTGTGGTTGTAGTGGTAGTAGTGCATTCAACACATACAGCAGTTCCTGCTGCTGCACAACTATCTGATATAAATACAGCACCCCCTGCTACAGCACAGTTTGATATAGTGGTAGTTGTAGTAGTGGTAGTTGGTGTAGGTATTTCATTTATAGCTACAGCTTGTAAATTACATCCTTCATTTAATCCAGAATAAAAGAATGTTTGATCTGTTACATAGAAGTTTGGAAGATAGCTATGGAAGCTCACCCAGCTCTTACTATTGAAATTAAATGAAATAGTGAAGCTCTTATTACAGAAGTATTGTCTATCTGTAAGCTGTACCACCTTTCTTAATGTAGTGGATCCATAAGTCTTATTTACATAAAACTCTTGTGTAGATGAATCATATTGTACACCACTATTGCTAAGAGGAATATAATCAAGCTTTGTAATAATCACTCTATCATACTTGGCATCATATACACCATGTAGTCCTAATCCATTATAATGATTATCTGTGTTTACTGTAGGGAAGTAGTTGAGAATTTGGAATGGTAAGTAGTTTGAAAAGAACCTATTCATTCCAGATCCAAATGCAGCCATGTCTGTAGGCATATATCTACCATACATACTTAGACTAATTAGAAATATTTGACCTCTTTTAGCATCTACAGATATTTGTCCTTCAGGTATTTTTATCAGAAGTTTATTCTGAGTACCCATATATCCTATATCTGTTTCAGCAAAATCTTGTGGAGGAGCAGATTTAAATAATTGATCATTACCTAAATAAGCAGCTTGAGGATTACTTGTATTAATTGTAAGTAGAGAGTTATATACAAATCCTTTGTTCTCAAATCTAGCCAATATCCCTTTGTTCTGAATACCATCTAATGCTACAAGCTTACCATAATTCTCAGGGAAGTCAAAGAAAGATACTGGTCTATATATCAACCAGTTATTCACTCTATTATCTACATAGCTTTGTTGAGGATCAGAATAGATTGCTCTAAATGGAAAATTAGTATAACATTGATCATCAGTCCAGTTTATAGGCAAGTGGGAGAAATAGTTCTCTTTATTCTGCTTAGAAAAAGTTACATTATATGTATATGTATTATCAAAAGCAATTGGTACAAATGCTTGTTGTAACCAGTTATCAGGAATACCTGTGCTTACATGTGGATAAAAGTCTCCTTCTTGATTATTAAATGCTTGACGTAAGTCTACATTAATAGAAGACTCTGTATAATAGTAAGGAATACCATATGCAAATAAATACATCTTACCAGTGTAAGTGGCATTTAATGGAGCAGATGTTACATTACCATTAGGAGAAGCTGTAGTGGAACTTGTTGTTGTAGTGGTTCCTTGTAATACTGTACCTCCAGTGGAGCAATCAAAGTTATGAGCTTTAATTGATATGATATTATTAAGTAGTACGTTATTAGGGGTGGTCCAGTTGTACAAGATAGATCTAGCAGAGTGCCAGTATTGTGGAAATGCTACATTACCAATCTCATCATAAAATATATCACTATCATCAGGAGCATTCACTCTATTATCTATAAAGAAAGGAAGCTTTGTTTTAAATGCAAATCTACCAATGAATGTATCTCCACCAAATATCATTCCTGGATCAGATGCAGGAAGTGCTTTGAATATTCTTTGGAATCCTGTATCAATTGTTGTATATGAATACATTTCTCCCCATTGATCAGGAGATATCACCTTTATAGATCCATAATAAGAAACAACATCAATTGGATTTAAAAACTCTGGAGTATCACAATGTCCACTTTGAGAAAGTGTAAACCTAGATGAATCAGAAATTAAACTTCCATTATTACCAATTAAAGATGGAGTGGCATTAGGAAAAGGAAGACTATCAACATATAAAGAATTTCTTGTGTCTATAGTTTTCATATAAACAGAAGATTCTCTTTGATAATTATTTACATTCCATACATCTCCTACAGATTCAACACCAGGAATAAGATATTGACATATGTCAAGTTCTCTTTGTTTAATACCTAGATTATTATCTATATCAGAAGAGTAGTCATAGGTAGCTACAGAGTTAAAAGAATAAGCATAGTTTTGTCTACTGATACCGTTTATATATATTTGTATATATGCTTGATATGCAGTAAACATTGCTGTTGCATTAAATCCTCCTAAGTTAGCAATAGCATAACTTGAAACTAATGCAGCCAATTGAGCATCTCTAGTAAGAAGTTTATATTGTGCATTATTCTTCACTGGTACAAAATGAGCTTGTCCAGCACCATACATTACATTCTCTAACTTAAGAACAGTTCCTAATGTAGGTTGTCCAAAAGAAGTTTCAGGAGAATTAAATACCATTCTATATTTAGAATCAGCTTGAAACCCATCTAATTGAGAAGGATAACATGCAACATTCTTATCACTTTCTAAAATACTATATTTACTTGATCCACCTACACGAACAGGTATAGTAGATGAGTTTAATGTTTGAGGATCAATAGCATACACTCTAGCAACTTGTAATGTTGTTGTATTTGGATCAGTGTATTGAAAATCTGTATAATTAACAGTTCCATCAACATATGAAGTTAATACAAATGATATAGATGTAACATTAGTGATTGTTGCTGTTCCAGACAATACCACTGGATAACTAATAGAACACACTTGTGTTAAAGTGGTTGGCATATCTACAGTGATTAAAACTCCATCATTACAATCATTATATTGTATTGTGCCAGGTGTTGTTACTACTAATTTATAGGTTTGACACTGTTGATTAAATGCATTGTTCTGTGTAAGAAGGAATGGATCTGGATCAAGGTCATTATAAGGATAGTTTGGATAGTAGTAATAAGTTGGTGAAGGATTGTTTAATGTATTACTATCTCTTGTATACTTACCTACATTTCTTAATATACCTTTACCTATAATAGATCTATTAGTTGATCTATCTCCTCTAACTATTTTAAATCCAATAATCTGAGCTTTTTGTTCTGCTGTAAGATTAGATGCAGTGATTAATTCTGTGATTTGTTCTGGATCTATCTTAACACCAATAGGATATACAGCATCTGCTGTTTGCATTTCTACTTGATACTTATTATTAATAATAATAGGATTGGCACTTTCAAATGCAGGACTCACTAATATATCAGGAAACTTATGATGTCTTATATGTTGACCAGCAAGATCTCCCCAAACTAATGTATCACAAGGATAAGTATCTATTGATTCCCAATATGCAAACTCACCATATTGATACGGAGTGGCATTACCAATATTAGGACCTGTAGCATCACCTAATACAGAAGCTGTATTATATATTTGCCAATAAGGTGCACTAGTTCCATTACCAATAAAGTCAGGATTTGTACTAGGTACATCTGGTTGGGAGAACTCATTATAGTTCTTTGCTCTACCAGGAATATGAAAACCATCTGTTTGCTTGCCATTATCTAATAGAAATACTATCTCAAAAGGATATATCTCATCTCTAAGATAACCTCTTAAGTTAGTAGCATTGAATGGATCTGCATAATTCTCTGTAGCAGGAATTCTATAGGTTTCCCATAATAGAGTGATCTGACTAGCAATAGACTGATAATTAATCTTATCTATAGATGTAAGATTGTCCCATATAAGTATATCTCTTGCAGTGGTTAAATCTTGTGCAATATCGTAGTATGGAAACTTTTCAAATATATCATCAAGTGTAAGAGGAATAGAAGTTACGTTCTGTCCTGTATAGGTTATTTGTTTTGTTGTATTATCAATAAAATAAGTACCTACTAATTCAACAGAGGTAATATCATTTATTGTTTTTATTACAGCTATGTTATAATATTGAAAGTATCCTGTAACATCTATATTACTGATATCCAATACAATAGACTTACTCACTGGATAATTAAAATCAGGAGTGGTTAATTGTGGATTAGCAATTGGTGTAGGATTAGTTATAGAGTAGTAAGATGTATAAGGATCTCCAAAAGCTGTACCATATTGTATTGCAAATTGGTATGTACCAGCAAGTAAATTACCACCATTAACAACACTATTTACAGAGAGTTCTGGAATAGCAAAGTTAGGTTGTACCTTTAATTTGTTGCAATCAACAACTCCTGTATCAGGAGTGTTTTCACAAATAGTTTCTCCTGGGATTGTTACCCAAGGTGGATTTTGTAAGTCTATAAATCTTCTAGGATTATATCCATCTGTCCAATAAACTTCTGTTGTACAGTTGGTAATTTTGTGTACAGCTTTGAGAATTGGATAGTTTATATTAAAATTAAGACAAGGAGCATTAATGTATGTAACATAATTACAATCATTATTTACCATATATCCTATTTCACAATCTCCTGTTTCAGGATGTGTTAGAAAGAATACATGTTTATTTTGTTCTGGAATAAAATGCTCTCCAAGAACATGATAATTTGCAGGGAAGTTTAGACATAACTCATTACCTGGCTCATTCTGATAGTTAACAGAAGCTGAGTCATAGTTTTCTAAAGCAGCATTTAGTGCATAAGTGAGACTACCTTTCTCTATCTGGTTCACAGATAGATCCATGTTTAATCCTTTTCTACCTAGATTAAACTCACTTCTAACATTACCTTGTTGTGATTGTTGTTCTTGTTCAGCCATAGTTTATTTATTGGGTGCCACCATAGTAAGAATTTCCACTATATCCATATCCACCATTTACACTAGAATATCCATAATCTCCATTAGGACTAGCGTTTGGTAATTCATACATCTGATTTCTATTAAGATCATTTTTAATTCTTCTTTGTTTTTCCCAAGAAGTTTGTTTCTTAATTTCAATATCAGCCATTATGAATGCTTCATCATGTAGTCCTTTATAATATCCTAACTTCTGTTGTATCTGAACAAATGTCTCATCATTAATCTGATTTGATAATGTTTCAAACATTTTCCATTTAATGAATGCTTCCACAAACTCTCTAACACGATAGTTATCAGGAACTAATTGATTACCAATTTGATCATATTCTGTTACATAGAACACAAGATGCACTATGCCAGATCTAAAGTTTGTAACAAATTTATTATCTCTAATGTCAAATGAATCATAGCTAGCAGCTCCTGGAGTGAACTCACGTAATGGAGGAGCATAGTTTACAAATTCCCAAGCATCAGTATATTGTACATCACAATTCTTTTTTACAGATATATTACCTGGCTTAAGTAAGTATTGTTGTTGATAAGATCTAGGAATGGTACCATTTGTTTTATATACAGCTTGTACAAGCTCAGGCATACATCTTCCATCACAACCAGGAGTTTGACAATTAGGATTACCAGAAACACAAGGAGCTCCAGCAATTGTTATAGGACTCACCTGTATAGTTGTTCTATCAACAGCTTGTGTGTATAGTGAATTAGCTGATTGATAAGGGTAATTAGGAATCTCTGCACACATCCAAGCTTCTCTTACAGCAATAAAATTGTCTGGAAGTCTAGCTTGAAAATCTTCAATGTATAAAGGTTGTTCTTGTATAACATAAGATGACTTGCCCAACTTTCTAAGACATTTGTCTAAGTAGGTTGGAAACAATAGATCATCTATTGCTCCTGTATCAAAATAACTTTTTAATTCTTCCCTAACTGTTGAATAAATTGGTTCAGGGGAGACAAAGTTGTACTTGTAATAATATGACATATTATTTTATTTTATCCACTCACAATAAATATGTTGATATTTATCATCAGCGTTTATGTAATGAGATAGTAATCTTGATGTAACTCTAGAGGGTTTAAAATACCAAAGGTCCACATTCTTTAATCTAGCTGACTCTTTAAACCATACCCATCCGAAGAAATATCCTTCTGTATGATAATTAAAATTATATATGCGTTTTCCTTTCTCTTTGCTTCTTTTCCAATCTACAGGAAGATTAATATATTCCTTACCATTGATATCTTTAAGCTTCTTTCTTTTCTTCTTATTTATAGAGAAGTCTCCAAAACCAAATGGAAGCTTACACTTTTCACCAGTCTCCAGTATGTAGATTTTAAACTGTTCGTTAAATAGATAGATGATGTTTCTCCACTCATTAAATGTTAATTTTAAAGTGGGATTCTTTTTACAAAAGTCATTATAGTTTTCTTTACTTGAGCTTCTCCAATCTATTTTTGTACGCATTAATTTGTTGGTTTTGCATTAGGTGCTTGACCATCTACATTATCTGAAGTCATATCTGATTTAATGTTAAAATATGTACTTAGTAATCTCTGAGAGGTAAGATCTAATACTTGTTTTTCTAAATATCCAGGACATCCATATTCTTTATCTAAAGGATTTACACACAACTCATCTGTTGTATAGCTTCCACATCCACAACCAATCGTTGGATACATAATCTCATTAGGAACATCTTCTTCAAAGAATGCAGAGAATCGTATAGCTTTTAGTAAAGGATTGTTTACATAAACATATCCTCCATTAGCTATCCAATAGTATTGTTCATTTTTTATTATAGGAAGCTTTAATAAGTTTAAATATCTATTGATAGTAACCTCTTTAAACTTCCTTCCTTGACCACCCATTGCATTTATTGAATAAACACCTTGGATGAGATATTGATAGTTTCCTTCACTCATGCGAGGAAGCTTATACTTACTTCTAGCAACTTGACAAGGATCTGTATATCCACAGCATTCAGAAATAGGAACTTCTATCATCTCTAAACAAGGGATGGTAGTAAATAATGTATCAGTAGCCCAAAGCTTTCTGAGATTAGTTTCTCTCTTTATTAATAACTGTGTATTGTTTTTAATCTCAGAAGCTATCGCTCTGTTGGTTATTAGACCATCAGAGGATAGCAATTTGTGAGTTGACCTCACATCTGAAACTAATTTACGTAATGTTGCCATTATAAGTATTGTTTAAATATATTTGTCATTCCTGACACTTCTTCTATTAAGAATCCTGTCACTTCAGCTTTAGACATTGTGTGACCATTTTTATCATCCCAAAGACTCTTAGCATTAGAGAATGCTGGAATTTGATAAAATTTAATACCATTGAAGTCATGACTCACTTCATGATGCTTATCTCCTGTGAAGATATAAAAGTTCTGGTGGAAAGACCAACCATCTTTAAACTCCATTGGAAATAAAGCTGCTAACTTAGCAGGCTTGATAGCATCTCCATGATTGAACATTAATGCTGAGTTACCATATGTTACATACTTTCTATACTTAGGACTAATGTCAAACGTAAGTCTATTTGTATTTCTGAAATAAGCCTGTAACCATGTAATCATATGCCATCCTACAAACTCATCATGATTACCTGCTACATACACTACATTCACATTTTGAGCATACTGTAATAACATTGTAATTACGAATATCTCATGTTCACATATAAACTGAAAAGAATCCTGATATGTATGTGTGTTTGTTTGAGGAGTTCCTTTTGTTGTAGTTCCTGTGAACTCACTATTAAACTCATCAGATCCAATGATGTATGTAATTTGATCTAGGTTATTTGAAAGTTGTGCTTGGTTAGCAATTACTTCTAACTTATATACAATCTCACCTAATCTTTTAGAAATGTCATTATTACCATCAATGTCATATTTATTTAGATGAGCATCTTGTTTATTGATAACTAACATTGCAGGGCATTTACCTCCAGAGAACTTAGGACTCATGATCTCCTGACTAATAGGCTCATATGAACTTAAAAAGTCTACAAACGAATCTTGAAAAACTTGTTCTGTAGACTTCTTACCTAACCATGCTTTAACTTGCCAATGTGGCTGTCCAGAGTTTCCCCAGAAGTTCTGTACGTATTTAGTTACTTCCCACTTCTCTGTATCTATATTACATTTTTCAATTAGATCTTCTAAACTCTTAATCTCTTCTTTAACATTAGCTACCACTTCACCTGTTCCTTTAACCACATCTTCTGTAAACTTAACTACTAGGTCTTCTAAATCACTTATGTAGTTTCCTATCTCTGCATCATCTTCCGCTTGTTCTTTTGTCTTCATACCACTCAGTAACTCATCTATCTCATTTTCTGTGATTCCAAGCTTTTCAGCATAGAATTTCTTTGATTTTTTCCAGTGTAACATTTGTTGAAGCTGCTGAAGAAGTGATTGGTTTTCAGACATATATGTTTTTTTTTGGTTAAAATTACTGTAAAGATATACTATTATTAGGTAATTACCAAATTTAATTAACTGATTAGGTTAAACTATATAATCAAATTAATTAGAAATTAAATAAAAACTCCCAGCCTAGAAAGGCCAGGAGAACTTCCTGTAAACCAACAAACAGGGTTTTTTAATATATTAACATGCTCCTAGCACTGTAACTACACCCACTGAACTGATATGACCGTAGTTTACATTTTGCCAGTATACAAATCCTGTACCATCAAATAAGGTTCTATCAGCATTATATAGAACATCCCCATCAACTAAATATGTATAATTATAAGAATATACTACAGTTGTTTGTGGTTGACTACATGCATCTGGACCGCTTACATTTGAAGGAGCTATATAGAATGAATTAGAAGGAGGTCCTACTGTAGTGGTTGTTGTAGTTGTGCTACTACTTGTACTAGTTGTAGTTGTAGTGGGAGCACCTACAATAGGCATATAAAGATCTCTAACACAAGTTCCTGTAGACATTGCAAGGATGGTTGTACTACCATCTGGAACCACTGTAGAAGTGTAACCAGCAAGTAAGGCTGTTCTAGATATTCCTGTAGCAAAAGGAGTTGTATACCCATCTGCATCTGAATAAAGATTAAATGGTCCTACATCTGTTCCTGCTAGTGTGAAAGTTATTGTTACTGTGTACATATATTAAATGTTAAAAAGATTAAGGGGTACAGTTACTAGTTACAGATCTTGCTGTTATATTAGAATGATTATAAGTATCTCTTAAAGCATTCCACCAAGTACCATTTGGTTCATTTTCGTATGTAAATGAATTACTTCCAGGTGATACACTCTGCCAAGATGTTGCAGCAAGTGCAGCAGCTTCTGAAGAATAATATCCTATTGTTATATCAAAATCACCGCTACCTCCAGCAAGTGATGTTGCTAACCAATTATTTTCTGTTCCATTACAAGATGCAGCAATTGAAAAACTAACTGGAACTACAGCATGAGTTGTTGTTGTTGTTGTAGTTGGTGTTGCAGTGGTTGTTGTACTAGTTGTACTAGTGGTACTTGTTGTACTTGTAGTAGTGGTAGATGATGTGGATGATGTAGAAGAGGTAGTAGTTGTAGTTGATGTACAGTTACTAACTAATGTACAAAACTCTGCACTCAGTGATGGACTAGCTGCAATTGCAGCTAATATAGTTGCTGGGTTAAGGGCATTATCTATTTTTTGAAAAGCTAATGTAGCACAATCACCAGTTTTAATTCCTGTATAAGGAAGATTAGTACCTGTATATATTACATCATTTGTACTATATACAAAAGATGCACAGCCAGGACCTCCTGGAGGTAATACTAAATATTTACCATAGCATGGATCTCCAGGTTGACAAGGAAGAGGTATGTTCATATTAAGAAGGTATATACATTATATAATAAGTGGCAAGTACAGGTTGGATGTTATTATGAGATCCACCTCCGCCTGTATTAGAGTTTGTTACACTAACTGATGTAGTCACTGAATTAGTTAAACCTACATTAGCAACACCAGTTCCAGAAGTTAAACGATATGAACCATTTCCACCATCAGAATGATCGTACCAAATAGGATGACTAGCATCTATATTTACTCCTGTATCACCTCCTAAATTAGTTGATGTAAGATGTGAGTGAGGAGTTTCTCCTACAGTTGTAGTGTGTGTATGTGAAGGTATTTGCGAAGTGGCTAATGTCACTGAATTAGCACCTTCTGTTCCTAAGAAAGTATAATTAGGGTTACCAGCATATATAGGATCCACTGCAGGATTTAAAGGTCCACCAGGAACATTATAAATAGCCCCAACTCCCACTCTACCTCTTTTATCTGGAGTACCATTTTCACCATTACACAAGTACACTTTATTCCATCCTCGTGAAGAAAGACCTGCACCTGTACCATCAAAGTTACTTAATGGTCCATAATATTCAACCACTGTATAAGGAACCATCTTTGTATATTGTTGAGTTCCTGCATTTATACTATTTAAATAAGATTGTATTAAGCCATTTAAATCAGCAATCTTTACATAGTTAGTATTTACATCAAGAGTGAGTGCTGTAAGATTTGTAACAGTGGTACAAAGCTGTGTAATAATAGCTTGTACAACATCATGTGTATTTGATGAAGAAGTTACACCATCTAAACATCCCACTGTATATGGAGCATTTAGTGTACTTAATATTCCATCTATTGTAACCACTTGACCTTGTAAATTACAAGCAGCTCTTACCAAAGCTGTTAATACATCAAGAAGAGTAGGAGTTCCTCCTGGTAAATATTGAGTGACAAGACTACAATAATATGAAGGGTTGATTGTGATATCAATACCTGTTCCATCTAAAAATGAAACTACTTTCTCAATAAGTGTATTCTCAATACACAAGAGATTAGTTGGTATAGTGATACCTAATGCAGGTACAGCTGCTCCTGTATAATTAACACATTTATCTGATACACTCTCAGTGCAGCCATTATAACAATTATCACAAGACATTTTAAAATTATTTATGGATTAATACTATCACTCTACTAGCTATCATTTGCACACTAAAGGGCATAGCATAGTCTGGATTACAACTCTTATACGTTAGTATTTGTTTGTAATTTAATAAGTCGTTAACTAGTTCACCTGATATATATTTGTTTAAAGAAAATACAATATTATTATATTGATCATTAGCTAAATCAGTTAGCTTACAATTAATATCATTTAATAATGCAGGTATACTAGCACACTCTATACAATCTGTTAATCTTGTGTATAACATTTTTTATTCTTTGAGCTACTTGTTTTGACTTGTAATTACAAGCTGAACATAAGCCATTAATTAATTGACATCCACATCCAACTTGGATGCCACATTCTCTACAGTTTGCCATATTAATAAAAGTTAATTACGTAGTTATTACCAGTACATCCACAATTATTTCTTATAAAATTGTTTAGCATGTTGTCTGCTTGTACGTATAACTTATTTGCTGTATCTACAGCACAGTTATTAGCAGCAGCAACTGCTCCTTGTATCATAAAATAGATTGTACTTAGAGTCACCTTAGATTGTGTTCTAATTGCTGAATCACATTCCATCATGTCAAGTTTCATAAATGCAGAATCATACTTCTCTTGTATAATGTCTATACGCATGAATGTCTTTGTTACAAAATTGGTTTGAGCAGGAGCAACAGAATAAGTAGCAGTCCAAACTCCATCAGGAAGAGGAAGTAAGGGTTGACCTGATGTGCTAAGTCCTAATGTAAGTGAGTTATAAGTATTAAAACTCAACGGTGTAAAAGGAAGAACCACAGGTGTTGTATATCCTGGAATAATAAAACTCATACTAGGACTGGTAACAGTAGGAGGGTTAGTATCATAAATTGATATATCCGCTATACCTAATGTATTTGCAGTGTAAGTATTTATTACTAAAAAATCTAAAGTCATCTTATTTAAAATAAAAATACCAGAGGATTTGAGAATTAATCCTCTCACCCTCTGGTATAGGTTATATGATACCTACTTTATTCTATTAAGGAATCAAAGTAGTTGTTGAAGTTGTTGTACTAGTACTAGAAGTAGAGCTGGTAGTGGTTGTTGTTACACAAGCATTATCAGAAGCTACAGCACCTAAAGCAGCAACTAAGATAGCTTCGATTGCAGAAGTGTATCCTTGAGGAACAGCAATTATTGAACTACTATCTTCTTGAATATAAGCACCCCATTCGTAAGCAGATTTGTCAAACGCATTATACTTAATGTAATAAGTATCGTACGTAGTACCAGTTGATACCCAAGATTCAAAGTTCTCATTGTAACCAACCATTCTGTATAAATGTTTCAAATATCCAGCTTGGTAGCTATAAAAGTTCTTTTCTAATTGTTGAATCTCAGCAGCTGTACCAGTTGCATAAGAAGAACGTTGAATGATAACAGGTTCAGCAACAAAGTTACATCTGTCAGCAACAATAAAGTCAGCAGTTGTAGCAGGACCAGAATAAACGAAGGTACGGAAATAGAACCTATCGTATTCAAAAGGATCTGCAGCAACATCACAAGGTTGTCCATAAACAGTTAATGGTTTACCAGTGATTTGTAAAACAGCAGTTTGATCATCACCAATTCTTTCAAATGTGTAGAAAGTGTTGAAGCTAATGTTATCTGGGTTGTCACCAGGAGCTTGTTGTGTTAACTTAATGATGAAAGCATCAATTAAAGCAGGAACATCAACATCAGTGCAAGGGTTTCCACCACAATCGCAACAAGGAGCTTGAACAGTTACACTACGAGTGAAACCATTAAAGTACAATGTGTCAACATAGCTAGAAAATCCACGTAAAGTTAAAGTTACAATATCACCACATTTAACTGTCCAACCACCAACTTGAGTGATTTGGTTAGCTGCTGTAGGACATCCATTAACTTTGTACCATTGAGTTACGTTAGTACCGTAAGCTGAATTGTTGATACCAGAGATTTTGTCTGAACGTTTAGATCCTTGTAAATAGGTATTAACTCTACCTTGTGCTAAATAGAAGTAGGGAGATGCAGCAATGTTACCTGAAGTGGCAACTGTGTAATCGCTTTTGAAAATCCCAAACTGACCAGCTGTTAAATTTTGTGTAGATCCAGAGCTAGGTAGAGTATTTCCTACTGGAACCACAAAGAGCGTGGTTAATGAAAAATCGGCCATTGTTTTTTATTTAAATTGTAAAAAATTATTCGTTTGTTTGTATTCTATATATTGAACTTTGCATAGCACCTTGGTTCTCTGTATACATTGCTAGGTTCTGAACTGTTAAATCTAATAGTTCATCCTCTAAATATAATTCAAGTTCACAATCACTATCTATTGAATCTGTTCCATCAAATCTTACATAACCAACTTTATCTATATACTGAGGATACCTCATATATGAAATGTTAATTGAAGTTGGTGTGAATGTTCCATCTGTGTATATATTCACTTCATCTGTTGACAAGAAGATAAATGTTTCTTGATATTCAAAAGATGGCTTATAGTGATCGTTAGTTAAAAGAAACTGTAAGTCAGAATGTTTAGCTAAGTCTCTATTTATAAATACTTTTCTGTTAACACATGGACCTTTATCTGCTAATAAATAAGCATCAATATAAAACATATACATTGGAACCAATGAATGTATATCCGCACCCCACTGATTCAAGTCAGCATTCTTTAGATATAAAGGAAGGGGCTGGTGATTATATGTAATGATTAAACTTTGTAGGTCTTCATAACGCTTTCTAAAAGCATCTAAACCTAAACCCGAAGCTGTACTAAACCCATCAACCTTTTGCTTAATCAACTTGATCTGAGCTTCATTTAAAGCTAATATCTTATCTTCTAAGTTAATCTGTTGATGTTCGTTTGTTGATAGTTTATTTAGTTTCTGGTCAATTTTATATAATAAACTATCTACAGGGATCATACAGAAGCTAGTTTTTTAGTTTTTAATTTACCTTCTAGAGTTAATAGTTGATCTTGGTTATCTTCATCAGCAAGTATTTTCACTAAATCATCTTCATCTTTTGCTATTTCAAAATCACCTTCATAAACTTTACCATTAGGCTTTGATCTATATATTGAGTGTGCGATTGCTTGTTTTACTAAATCTTTAATATGGAGTAAGTTTTCTTTCATGTCTGCAAATCTACCAAAGATTTCTACAGGGTTTAAGCCTGCATATTTGCCATTCTTGAATTCTGTTTGTTTCAATAGGTTATCCACTTGGTTATACACCACTTCTTCTTTAGTATCATCACTAACAGGAAGTCCTAATAAGCGAGCTACCTTCTTCTTTTTCTCAGGAGTCATAGCATCAAACTTAATGATTGCTTTATTGATCAACTGTTTCTTCTTATACATCACTGCATTTTCAATCTCATCATCAGCTACATAGAACTGTATATCTGCAGGATATTCACCACGTTCCCAAGCTTGATAGCTGGAAGCAATTGTTGGATGAACTCTTAACCATGCAAAAGCTAACTCTTGAAAAGGTTGTGAAAAATCAAAATAGTTATCACCATCCATAAGTTTCACAGGCTGTACATGCGTAGGATCATCTGTAGAAGTTGATAAACCATAGTTCCAAAATGAAGATCTAGGACCTAAGTCAATATCACCTAAAGCAAGTTCAAGCTTCTTTCTTAAATCTGTTACTCTTTCTATTTCTAATTCTCTTTCTACTTTATCACCAATACGTCTAATATAAGAAGCATTAGCATCAAGTCCTGTTCTGTACTGACCATCTAGTTCTTTGTAAGGATATTTGAAAACTCCTGTACCAGGAATTCTTGTCATACCTTTCTGAGCAAGGCCACCTTGCATTGTTTGTAACTGAGAACTGTTGTAATCTTTCTTAATAGTTGAGATTTTTCCTATTTTTCCCATAATGTAATTGTTTGTTTTTTATTATTGGTTTATTTTATTATTTCTTCTTTCATGTGTAACAATTCTATGACAATTACAACATCTTATTTCACATTTATCAATTTCATCTTTTATAAGTTCTAATTTGTAAGCTTTTGTTACCATATGAGAAACATGATATAATTTAACACCTCTTACATGATCAAACTCTAAAACTCTAATATCTGAATTCCCACAGTCTACACATGATTTATTTTCCAAATAATTTTTAACATACAATTTATTTCTGAGAATGGACTTATCCCTACTTCTTTTTTGAATTTCGTAGGTATTCCATTTTTCCTTACCCATATGTAGTTTATTTTATTTGGTTTGTTTGCAGATGGTGTTCGGTGAAGAACAGGGCAGCAAACCTATAATTTGTTCCCCCATCTGTATTTGAGAAGACTCCCCCAGGGGTTGCCTGGGGGGTAATTCTTCTCGGTATGTTGACTAGTGAGCTGTTCTTATGGTAAGCCACACCAGTACTGTTATTAGAACTGTGGTATTTCTTCAATCAAAACTGTACGAGACAAATCTTCAATGAATACATCACAACGATCCTTCATCCAAATTTCATAACCAGGAAATTTATTAGCAGAACTCATACCCTGAGATTTAGCAAAACCTAAGTGGTGACGAGTACCATCAATATAACCCCAAGTCATAGAAGGAGCACCTTTCATACGTACTTCACGAATGTTATTAACCATTGAACCATCGCTCATAGGACTAACATCAAATACCATGAATACAGGTGTAGATTTTTTGTTCTGACCAAACTCTAAGTTTGTTTGTGGTAAATCTAATTCTTTTAAGTGAATCAATTCAACACGACCAGTTTCACGAGTAACCATTGCATCGAATGCAAAGTTATAAGTGATATGCTGACCTTCACCTTGCATGTAACGGTTACCGCTATCTGCCATGAAAGTTAAACCAGAATTTAAAGCGTCATTCTTTAAAGCTTGTTGGAATACATCAAAACCAGCTTCATTAGTGTACATCTTAACTCTACGATCCTTAACATCAACACGTCTGTAGAACAAATCACCAAAAACCGAACGAATCAAGTTAGCAGTGAACTCACCACGATTGTATTGTACTAAGTTACCATTGTTACGCATTCTGTGGTATACACCAGCAGATGTACGTTTTAATTCTTGTTTAGAACCATTAGTTTTAACGGTACCAGGTCTAGCCCAGATCATACGTTTAACTTTTAATTCTAACATAGATTTACGCATCCAGAATTCAATGAACGGTTCCCATTTAACATCATTACGAGTTAAAGGTAATTGGTTCCTACGTTGAGGAGCATATACTAAGATGTCTAGTGGTTTACCAGAAGCATCACGCATCATTTTATCATCAGCCCATTCAGTAATTTTGTGCTCATAACCATATGCAGAACCTAAAGATTCAAACATTGTGATTTGTTCACCCAAACGAGGAAGACCTAATAAATCTTGGTCAAACTCACCGATAGCAGCATCAACTAGTTCTAATTCGATACCCACTTTCAAGAAGGTTGAATTTACATAGTCAACTGTTGGATTATCAGTTACAAGAGTAAAGCTGTACAAATATCCTACGTTCCAAGGAACTGGATCTTTAACTACATAGAAACGAGGACCATATTGACGAGTACCTACAGATACAATTGCATTTTTAGAGAACTCATTAGTGTCAATCACTAAAGAGAATTCTTGTCCATCAATACCAGGTTTGTCTAAATCTAGAGTGCTGGTAGGAACATCAATAATCTTAGGGAACTTGTAAGGTACTTGTACCTGCCACTTCCAAGCATCACTGTTGTTATCAATATAGTAAGGAGTGCTCTTGTTAATCATATCCAAGAAGTCATTACTGTAAAGAGAACTCTGAGTGTACAAACTGATAATTTTCTTATCATAGTCTGCTGGTTCAGTTGAGTGAAAGCTTTCCAAGTGGTTTGAATCTGTTAATTTACCTACAGCACGCTTATCCATTGAAGCGACCCTAGCGTAAGTAAAACCAGTTAAACCTGGAATTGTCTGAATTGCCATTGTGTTATTTTTTTAATTTTTGTTATATAAATTTATTGAAACCATGATGTATTCTTGACAGGAGCTTTAGATTTAATAGCACTCTTACTCGCCTGTCTAGCTACTTCTCCAAACAATTCATTAGATTTTTTGGTGATACCAGCCTTTTGAATTGTAGAGAGAGTAGGATCTTTTTCTAATATCTTCATTAGTAAAGCCATCTTAACTTTCTTTTCATGATTCTCAGGACGTTTAAGTTCCAGAATAGTACGATCGAAATCTGTGAGTGTTTCTCCAGTGGGTGTTTTGTACTTATCTGTTACTAAGAAATCTTGTAGTTCACCAGCCAATTTAGGATTGAGAGCAATACCATCAAACTCTTTAGCTTTCAACTTCTCTTGTAGAATGTTACTTACATTCTGCTGATACTGTTGTTTAATAACTTGTTGTTGTTGTAATTGTACTTCTCTTTGTTGTTCTAGTTGCTGAAGCTTTGCAGCTTCTTTTTTAACCAACACTTTATGATTTCTAGTTGCAACTGTTTCTAGATCACCATAATTTTTAAGTCTTTCTATTTCTGTTGTAACATCTTCAGGTTCATAACCTTGATCAGCTAGAGCCTGTTTGATCACTGATATTTGATTTGCTTCATCAGCAAGATCCATTTCAGCAAAAGATTGTATTTTATTGAATGTACCAAAGTATTCTTTAGGATCAACTCCCTTTACAAATATGGCATCAAATGCTTGTTGATAATCTTCTCCAAATTGACCTATGAAGTTATTTACCACTTCAATAGCTCCTTTCTTTTTCTCTGCATTGAATCTTTCTAAGAATTCTTCAGGAGTAGAAACTATTGCTTCTTCTTCATCATCATCTTTAGAAAACACTCCTAACTTATATAGATCTTTTGAAAGAGCTGCGAACTGATTAGGTTCTTCTTCTCCTTCTGTATCTTCTTCAGATGTACTATCAGCTACTTCCTGTAAAGTTTTCTTTGCAGGTTTAGCTGGTGTAGTTTCTTCCTCTCCTTCTTCCTCATCTTCATCTCCTAATAGGAAATCTTGAATTGATTTAGATGCATCTTCCTTTTCATTTGTATCTTCTGCTTTTGTATCTGGAATAACAGATTTAGCAGGAGCTTTCTTTGCAGGAGCTGCAGGAGCAGGTTCGTCTTTAATATCTTGAATATCGTCAGGATTAGTTGTGGATGTTTCTGGTGCAAACAAGTCATTTAAAAGTTCTTGACTTCCTGTACCAAACTCCATAGTATTTTCAATACTGAAGTTTCCCATTTGGGGAGTATCTAGATTTTCAGCCATATGTAGTTATATTTATTTGGTTTTCAAGTTGTAAAAGTATATTACTTAATGTTAATAGCAAAGAGATAAGTGGTATAATGAATCATTATTCAGGATAATATAGCATTAATATTTTTTACTCTAATGAAAAATGTTTATCATTCTTTAAAAACTGTAAACATCTTAGTGGTTACAATCCTTCCAAAGTACACTTTAAGAACAGCAACACCCATATCATCACACTCACCTTTGAGCTTATTCTTAATTTGTGTAAGGGTTTTTCTATCTTTTATCTCATCAAAGGTGCAGTCTGTTAAGTGATCTGCTATCACTCCTCTAGCTATATCGTGTAGATTATCAGCTGCATTGTTTGTATCTATTAGATACTTCTTAAAGTCAACTATATCAAATTTGATAATAGGTTCTACACTCACCTGTTTGTTATCAGCAGTGGTGATGTCTACAGCTGCTACATGAAAGGTGTCTGTAGTCTTTATCACTGTATGTATCTCATCAATGAACGGTAACTTGAAATTCAATCCTTCCTTCAGCTCATGCTTATATTTACCAAGTCTAAGTAACACTCCTCCCTCATAACATCTAAGGATGGACCAGGGAGATAAGTAGTCTTTCCACTTCTCTCCCAGCCATTCCAGGGAATTTATTATAATGTTACCATCGAGCATAGGTTATTTTTTGTTTCGTCCACTAGCATTTATCTTAGCTATCTCTATATCATCCTTGTGGTTCTTTCTTTCATTATCTAGTTTCTCTCTTTCCACTTTTAATTTTTCCATGGCCATATTGCTCTTACTCTGTATATCCATAGTCTTCAATCTATATTCATTTGCAGCTTTAGTTTGCTCATGCATTAATCTATTGTTTTCTAGGATGTCAGGAATGGCATTGTTATTTGTATCCAAAGGAACCTTCTCAACACTTTCAGCTCTAATAGTAGCAATTTGTTCCTTGCTGATTCTATCAAGTTGTTTTTGGTATTCATCATGAGCCATTTGTTCTTCATGTTGTCTCTGGGCTTCTTGTATCTGAGCATCAGTGGCATACCTTTGTTGATCGATCTCTTGTTGTTTTTGTTGCATTTGTTGTTGCTGAATAGTAGATTGCTTATCTTTAAGATCCTTGAATATCTTCTTCATCTGACGTACAGAGTTAGTACTGTACAATTCAATGATGTCATATAAGCTACCACCATTCTGAATAACAGCTTGAGATAGACTTCTAATCTCAGCAAACATTTTCTGATCTTCAGGTCTGTTAGTTAAGAACACTTTCAAGTCTCTGAACTTAAGATCATTACCATTAACAGAAACAAAAGCAGATTCACCTGCACTTGTTACATAGGATATTGTTGATTCAGGTTTTTTACTTTCTACATATAAAGCAGCATCAATAATAGCTTGATAGAGCTGGCCTAATACATATTCATGAGCTACAAATAAAGGTTCTGTCTGTGAATAGCTTTGACTGATGGCAGTGTTTGTACCTGTAGCAGTTTCACTAGCTGCAACACTTCCAAGTCTTTGCTTAGACATACCTACCAATTCCCAACACTCATTTTTAAGCTGCATAGCAAGCTGATAGCGAGACTGAATTTCCTGGGTACGTGTAAGGTCAATGTCCCTAAATTGATTGAAGCTAGAGGGGCTTTTTAAGTTCTCAGGGCTATCATCAATAAACATCACTCCTCTATTACGTGCTTCCATCTCCCATACATCTAATGCATCTTGTGCATCACCATCTTTAGGAATAGGAATATGCCTAATAGATGTTAAATAAACCTTACCCACTTCTTTCTCAAGTAGTTTGTAAAGCTGGTTCATACATACATTGTATAACACCTGGAAAGGCTTCATCAAATCTACCAAGCTTTTAGCTTCTGTATTCTTCACCTCATGCACCACTCCTATAATAGGACAGTAGTCTAATAGTTTGTATGGTTTAATATTGTATATGTCTGGACCAATCTTCACTCCTTGGTACCACTGGTTAATCCATCCCCATTCTAAAGATTGTTCTGTAGGAATAGTTTTAGATTTATAGTTTTCATCTACAAGTAGAGATTGTTCATTACCTAGTTCATCTGTATATATAAGTTTACCTATCTTCTTTTTAGAAATCCAATATGCTCTCACCACCACATACTTATAACCAAATGAAGATACATTAGATGTAAGTCCTAAGAAGTCTCTTAGTCCATCATTGTTCTCTTTCATTTCTGATTCAATCATCATCCTTGTCTGTAAAACAAGAGGATCATATGTATCATATGTTACAGAGTCTATACCTGGAGTGGCATTAGCATTACCTAAATTAGATTCACGCACATTGATTAATCCATAATCTTGTAGAGAACTTCTTAGGTGATCTATCTCATCCTTAGTTATATCAGGAAAGGTTTCAATAATCTCAGATAGCTCCATCACTTGTACAGTACCTGCAGCATATGCTCCCTGTGCTCTACCTGTAGGATCTGATATCCATTTCTTATCTGGAGTGGTTAAGAACCAAACATTCTTAGGATTGGCCACCTCAACATTAAATCCAAGCTTTGAATTATCCTCATATATATGAAAGAACTCTCTAGAAGAAATTAATAAATCTCTAAAGGCATCTTCTGATTTCTCCTTCATTACAAACTCAGCCTTCTGAGATGTTAATACATGGTTAGCCCATTTTTCAGCAACAGATGTATATGAATCAAGTTGATCCTTTACACTATCAAGAGTCATCTGCTGAACCTGTGGATCAGTTTCATCTAACTGTTGTCCTTTTAATAAAGCTTCTATTTGTAACTTCTTCTTGGCTTCATTGATAACATAATCTTGTAATATCTGTGTCTTGAACTCAAGCTCTTCAGATTGACTATCATCATCAAACGCTTTCACTCTAAAAGAATCTGGTCTCTTAGATATCTCACCCACTAACTCATTTAAAGGAGTGGTTACAATAGAATACATCTTTACATAAGCTGGAAGCTGAAGATCTGCTGTAAGTACGTCAGTGAAGCTTCTCACTTGTGGCTCTTGGTAAAAGTCTTCCATTCTAAGGATTCCTTTTACAAGATCATAGTTCTTAACAAATGTATCTCTATTCTTTACATATTCGGCATAAGATCTATTTGCGAAATAGTCCATGGTATTCTTTACCCAACTCTCATCTTGCTTCTCCTTATCAGTCTTAAACTGATCAGGGAATATATTCAAATAGGCATACCTAATTGTCGCATCTTTTGTATATCTTATAATTGCCATTATTAAAACAATTTACTTTTATAGTTTCTAGGACGTGATTTAAACATCCCTCTTGATTCTGTGAATAACATGTTACCATTTTTCTTAAGAAACATAGATGCCACCCTTTCATCAGACGATCCTCCAACCTTTCCAAGGATGGGATCCATCTTAAGTGCCTGGGCAATAGCTAGTTCTGCAGCAATGATTCTATCAAAGTTACCTTGATCATTGTATTGAATAATCTCTTCAAGGAGTACAGGATCAAATATCTTACTCACCCCATACACTTCTTTAATAGTTTCTCCTGCATCATTTGTTTCTTTGTATACAGTGCCTTCTAAATACTTCTTTAAGCAGGTGTGAAGATACTCAATTATCTTATCACTTGAACGATGTATACCATAATCTCTTTTAACAGTGGTATTTGGTACTATCTCCTTTAACCATTGTGGTTGTTTCTCTAGATAATGAGCATCACCTTTTGCTTTCATATACTCTATAAAAGATATATCATCATTCTCACAGAGTGTTCTAGCATTGTAATACTTAATAAGTAGACGAGCTTGTTCTTCCCATGTATCTTTCTTATCAGGTCTAGCTGAATAGGAAGCAACAAACATATCTTGATATTTCTCACCTGTCAAATCATGCATACGTTTATATATGTATACAGATCCTAGAGATGAGCTATATGCAGATTTACCCTGTCTGTAGGGATCCACTCCTGCTGTGTACAGTCCATATGGAGGATTTTCTACAGGGAATTCATATATAATTATAGGAGCATCCTTTGAGTCACTGTTCTTTAAAGGGAAGTTTGTAATAGGAAGTTTGTCTGTAAACTCATGTTTAATCCCTGTATCATCAGTGTATAATATTACAGGAATCCCTGTTCTCTCTTGTTGTAACAGTCTGGTTTTCTGTCTCTTAGCTCCTTCAATCTCAAATATATTAGTATCTTCATTTAAGAATATATCATCCACATCAAATGGATAGTACATCTTTTCTTTTAAATAGGCTATTCTATCACCAGCTTTCTTAAGTCTGTCTAGGTTCTTTGTAGTTATTTCATTGGCCTTCTCTTCATTACTCACTAACATCTTTATATTATGTAAGTCACTAGAGGTAGGTTGATCTAAATAGGCACCTAACGTACTATCTTCCTTGGCTTCCATTCTATATTTATTAGAAATGAATAGTCCATGGATCCTTTTATCATCATTATTGTTATTGTATTCTAGGAAATTGAAGTTGGCTACATCGAACATTAAGCTCTTTGCATCCATAAATTTCTTCATATCACCCCCAGTACCAGTAAGAATTGGAGAACATCCCCAACCATAAGGAGTTGTAAACCCTGGAATAGCAGCTTGTAAGCCTCTAAGAAAATTCCCTTTACCAATCTCATCTATAATAAGTTTACGTGGTTTTGTACCTGCAATTGCTTCTTCATTATTACCCTCATCTAAGTTACGTATTAGAATAGAAGAGAAGGGTATACGCTCTCCTGATTTAGTTTTAATACCAAGAGTCACCTGGTTTTTCCAGTTATCCTCAATCCTTTGCCACCTCCAATACTCAGGAATAAACCCAAGTCCCTTATCTATCTTATCTGTAATCAGTTTAATATCTGGTGCATTCAAACCAGCAATAATGTTTTGGGAGTTCTCATCAAACGTAGCTCCCCATGCTATATAAGATGCCTCAAGAACGGATTTAGCAAAACGTCTAATACCTAGAATAATTAAACCTTTTTTGTCTATTTGAGCTTTATCAATTTCGTTCGTCACAATCCATTCATTGTCCCTTAACAAAGGGTTGGCATACTTTTGACTTATTCTTCCCCTATCATCTATAACATCCACCTCAGTGTGCCAGATGTTTAGGTGCCAATACAAAAAGGGGTTAATATACACCCCATTCATCATTGCACCATTTAAGGCTATGTCTTTATGAAAATCAAAGAAAGGTTTACACTCTTCGCTATCCTTATCAGGAATGCGTTTCTGATTTATGAACCAATCCTTATAGTCTATACTTTTGATTTCCATTACTTTCTTGTCTTTAAGAACTCTTCAGCTTGTCCACCTAAGTTTCCTTTACCTCTAATCTCCACCTTAGCTTCTTCCATACTTCTTAGCTTATCTACCACTTCCACTAGGGCTAAATAGTTCTTCATTGTCTCTTGTACAAACTTACCTTGAGCTTCAATGCTGGCAATCACCATAGGTAACATGCCTCCTTTAGCTGTAGGCTTCCATTCAATTCTATCCTTAAGTTCATGTAAGGGATTTGCATTTACATAAGCTTTCCAGGAGATGAGTTGTTGCTCAGCCCATTCAAGCTCTGTATTTATATATGTAGTTTTTTTAATAGTCGCCATCTTCTTCTTCCTCTTCGTTTAATATGTTATCAAGGTCCATACCTTCTTTAACTATCTTATCTATTTCAGAATCATCAGCATGTTGAACATCTAGATCTAATTGACTCTTATACTTACTTAAAGCAAATACCATTTCCTTGTCTGTCATTCCCCATACATCTCCATACTCATCTAGAGCTGTAGATATATGCCTTCCCATATTGTAGGAAGGGAAGTTCTTATGTAGCTCCTCAAGAATAAGTATTATATTGTTATAATTACTCATTTTAGTTAGTTATAATACCAGCTTGTGTAGCTGATAATTTGATTAAGCTAGGAGATATCACATTGTTTAAAAGGTTGGTTATCTGCGTATTAGCTATAATTTTTACATCATCTGATACACCTTCTGTAGTACATAGAGCAGCAAGCTTCTCTATTACAATCCATGATTCTATTACTGGGTTCATATTAATTGGTTTAAATCTTCGTCTGTTAATGGTTTTTCTTCTACTATCTCTTCTTCCTCCTCCTCATAATCTTCATCCTCTTCCTCTTCATCCTCTTCTTCTTGTTCTTCTTTCATGGCTTTTGCAGCCTCCTTATTCATATATTCTATTCCATATTCTATTTGCATCTTATCCTGTATCTCACCTTTCTCTGCTACAATATCTATAAAATCTACACCACCATTATATAATGACACTAATGCTGCTATCAGCTTGTGAAGTGGTATCTTCTTTATAACAGTTTCATCACTCATTTTTTATAGCAGTTTTAAGTTCATCTTCCTTATCACCATCTATCAAGGCTACCCATTTCTTTATTGGGCAATCACAAGAGAGACATTTTGTTTTAGCAGATAGTGTACATCCGCAATTTGTACAATGGTCATCGAGTCTTAATGTCTTATGATGCTTGGAATGGAACTCACATTGTTCACAAATGGCAGTTCTTTCCTTGCTGATTTTACTAATTAAAGGCCTGAGTTCTTTGGCTGGAAGGAGGTTGTTCTTCCATCCTTCGTACACCTGTGAGAAATCAATCTTCATATTTAGTTCTAAGTTTAAGTTGGTTTATACTTATCAATGTCTTTTCAAGTGTGACATTTGCACTTCTTTTCTTTTGTTCTGTAGTTTGATCACTAGCAATAATCTTCTCCATTGCTTCTTTCTTCACAATCAACGTCTGTATCTTCTTTAGAGCTTTCTTATTATTAAAGAACAACTTACCAAACCCTGATATCTCCAAACTGTCATTTAAATCCATTGCCTGATTGGCAGATTGAAACTGATGGTTCACTACAGCCTCTATTGTCTTTTCACTTGTTAACATCTTCACTGCCAGGATTCTAATAAGATAGTCCTTGACAGACATACTCACTGGCTTATCCATGACTTATAGTTATTTGTAACACAATATTATTATCAAAGTTTAATAGAATAACTGGGTTCACCTTTATCTTCGTTCCATCCTTCACGAGAATACCAAGCTTCTTAAGCTTAGAAATCATGTTATTAATTGTAGGAGTGGAGCTATTATGTTTGTTACAAAACTCCTCCCGTATATTAGCATAACTTATATTCCCCTTAATAGCAGCAAAGGCTATAAGCTGTATTTCCCTTTGTGTAAGCTTTAAATCATTTAAGGCTGACAACAATGTATAATACTTCTCTGCACAGGAATAATTATCCCCTACAGGTTTCTTAAGCTTTTGAACTACTATCTTCTTATTGGTTTCCATAATTAGTTAGAGCAAAGATATACATTATATACATACCCACAAATAACTATATTGGTTATTTAAAATATCTAATGCTATATTATGCACTATTTCTATAGAACAAGATATAAATGTTAACAATCAACATACCTATTCTGAACTCTTTTTCCTGTCCTCCATCCTGTAGAGTGTATGTCCTATTAGATATTCCTAGCTCAAAATCAAAAGCTGAAAGACTAATAAGCTCAATACCCATTTCCACTTCCTCAGAACCTGTCCATGCCTTAGCAATAGCAAACAGAAGAAACACAACAATAATAACATATATCATATACATAGAATTTAGTTAATACTAACCCACCCAACCACCCCAAAGGTAGTGGTAAAAATAAATACCAACCAAATTTATTTTTTATATGCTTTAAGATATAATTTGTCATTAAAGGCACAAATTATATCTTAATGCGTATAATATGACACATTATGTAAACCTATAGCTTGACAATATGTAAAGAAAAGTAAAGCTATTGATTGACAAATGTTCCATGTGAAACATTTTACAAAATTTTTTTCTAAACCCCCTACCCCCTATATCAAAGGGAGATGAGGCTACTTCCAGCCACAACCCCTCCACATGTTGCCAGGGTTGGGGGTATCCCCCATTCGATATAACCTGATAAAAATCAAAATCTAAAATCATGAAAAAAGAAATTAAAGGTAGAGACGTACTAAAGATCAAGTTAATCTCTAAAGGCAAAGCTTACCAAGTTGAAGAAGGTCATTCTTTCTACGGTCAAACGTTCAATACTTATCAGTATAATGGTACTGCGTTCACTGTTAATAGTAATGATGAGTTTGCTCAATGGAAAGATAACGCTAAATTATATAGTGTTACGTTCGATGAAGGAACTCGTGATAGAGAAATCAATGGTGAACTAGTTAAGGTGCAAACTTTACAATTGGCTAGCTGTACTAATATTGACCAAGAAATCTCTATGGCTCAAACTGAAAAGACTTTAAGTGATATCTTTAAAGATGAACCTGCAGAAAAGGTTAGTGAATCTTTATTGAATGCTCTTAGTTAATGTAAGTAAAGGCTCTCTGTTAATTCAGGGAGCCTTTATTTCATATATAAGGGTGGGAAAGAATAGCTTCTTTGGGTGGGCATATATGCACAACAGCATTAAACCAGCAGAAACCTGCAACTATTAAACTTTTCTATTAGGAGAAAATAAACTTTTGTAGTGTATTTATGCAGGAATGTGCAGGTATTAGCATAAATGTTGCAGGAATGTAGAATAAATCCTGCAGGTTTATGAGTGTAAATGAGGTGGTGTGAGACCCCTCAAGCTCTAAGACATACAATTTACATAGTGTAAAAACCAAGCTACAAGGGAAATATATAGCATTAAACCATAACAACATGACAATTACATACTATGACACACTGCTTAATAAAACAGTTAGTATAATAGCAAAAGATATACAACGTAAAAAAAAGTATGATAAAGAGTATATTTATTGTTATTTAAGATGTAATGGTTATTGTAATGTTCATCCTACATATAAACTAACTATTAAACGATAATTATATGAAAATAGAACTAATATACAATATAAACAATTTTTGTGTAGGATACACTATACTTCCTGATAATGATGATGATAAATCTGTTATTAGGGAGATAATAGACTTACATTACTTTTTTGAGCCTATAGAATATCAAGACAAAGGAGAAGATTGTATATGGGATAATTTAGGTGTAGTTGGTGTTAATAGAGCTCATAGTGATAAATCCATTACAACATTCACTATGATAGATGAATCTTTATCTTCTGATATATTATATGAGGATGAGGATGATGAATAATGTACCATTTCTATGTGGATATGAAGACTTCTTACTTAGGCCAATATTAAGTAGATGTGAAACCACCTGATCGAAACCTGAGAAAGTCAGCCACTATTGGTTACTGTAGATGATTATAGAAATATAGTCGTAGGTAGGAAAACTGATCAAGTGTAAGATAGTAAATCAGCTCCCAAGGATAGACAAATAGTGCTCAGGACTCTGTAGAAATACAATGTAATTGCTCTGATTAAATGTACATGAACAGCTATTTGAGTACAGAGGGATTTGTTGCACATGAATACAATAGAATATATAGCTGAGGCAACATTAAGCTATATATTCGCTTTAATCATTATATTATGAATAAATTAGAAAGAAACGTAGCTCAACACAAATCTACACCACCTAAGATGAAGAATAGTAGAGAGTTTGTTATGGAATGGTCATCAGGAGAGTCTAGACTAGCTAGAAGGATTAAAGCTGGTAAATCTAATGGTGATAAACTAAAGAGAAACTCACCTTATATAACTAAATAATATATATATCTCTGTCATTAGCCTTTAGCGTTTACCAAAGGCGATATATATTACACAACACATTATTAATCAACCATTTAACACACATAACATGAAACTAGAACTTATTAAAAATGACAACAACCAACTCAGTGGTTATAAGATCATTAGAGAGACATCTGATGAGTTGGATACTATAGAGATAATTAGAGATATGTACTTTTGGGGACATTTAGGTAAGATTAAGTATGGTGGACGCTGTTCTGAACCAGGAACAGATAATACTATGGAGCTTAAGTTTTACACTGAAGAGTATGCACAACAAGAAAGAGAGGGTCTTCAAGCATATTTAGAAGCAAGAAGAACAGAATTAGAAGATAAATAATCATTTAAACCAACTAATTATGAAAATGTTCATTGGAATGTTCATAGCTAATATGACAACAGTGTTGTTATTTGTCTACATGTTTTTCTTTCCTTACAATAGGTATATGCTTACAGGATTGATTTTAATATCAATTGTAGGCTATTTAGCCTCTTATGAGGTGATAAGCTCAACTATTAGTAAGAAGTGTCAGCAAGCCTATTTAGATGGTGTAGCTGATGGTGATAAACAATCTAGAAACGAAGTAATATAGCATTATGGAAACTATCTTCTATTATTGTGTTCAATTATTGCAATGGATGGCTGATGTTACAGGTACAACATATATAGAAGTGAATGTTGTTATATTCTGTATCATTGAGCCATTGTTGTTCATTTATTTATTATTTAAAATCAGAAAAATGAAGAAATTATTAGTAATTGCATGCCTTGCCTGCTTTCTTACATCATGTACAGCAGAATTTGGAGCAAGATTGGGAGGATATAAAGCTCCAAGACATAGAGTGTGTTTTGTAGGAGATCATAATTACAGAACCTATTAAACATTACACTATGAGAAACATAGCAAAAATAATTAGAGCAACAGCTATTATATTAATAGCTTGCTCTTTATTAGCAATAGCAATGTTATTGTTGCTTACAGCAATAATGTCAGCTATATACTTTTTTGCAAACATATATTACACGCTATTATTCATATTATTAGGTGTATTATTGGTATCATTTATTATTTTAATCATAACAAAAGACGCTTAACATGGAAAAAGAACCAATTGAATATGATTATGATGGCATTAGAAAAGCCATTATATTCATAACCATCGCAATTCTAGTGTATGTAGGCTCGTTAATTTTAAAATTAAGAGATAATACATACAAATATGATATGCCAGATGGGTTTAATAAGACATTAATTAGTAAGGATGAAAACAATCCAACTAAAATGCAAGTCACATACAGTGAGGAGCAAGGTAAATATCTATTCAGATTCATATTAGATACATTAAAAAAGAAATAACATGCAAACAGAACCATTATTTGACATCAAACGTATGATTCCACTATTTGTAGCTCTATTAGTGGGATTTGCCTATTATTTAGGCACATTAACTGAGAAAGTTAAATACGACATGCCTGAAGAGTTTAATATACACACTATAAGTAGAGATTCCTGGAAACCAACTAAAATGGAAGTGATATATAGTGAGGAAGAACATCAGTTCTTATTTAGATTTGCTGACACCATCATCAAAAAACCATAATCAAATGAAAACCATCCAATTGACACTAAGAGAATTTTACGTATTTAAACAATTAGCCAAGTTTATATACGAGTTTAAAATAACTAATTCATCAGTGAATATAACAGCTGATGAGACAATGTTGGCTATGTTGGGATATTAGACAATAGGGCTCTGTAACAGGAGCCCTTAATTTAAACACAAAACCTTTATTATATGTTTGTTCCAGCAAAACTAGTATTCAAAAGCTATATGCCTAGAGAATTAGAAAAAGGCATGTTCTTTTTACAAAGAATGAACGATGGTGATTATAACTACATGCAAATCAGAGAGTTAGATCAATTACCACGTGATCAAGACCATTATATGGAGATAAATGGTGCTCCAGTTGAACCATATATAGTGGCTCAAATGTTAAATCCTGATGATTCAGAGATTGTATTAGCTGATCCAGAACAGATAGGCTGGTATGATCCAGGAGATGATTCAGAAGACCTAATGGACATTGATGTAAAGATTATCAATATGATATTAGAAGAATGGAATGGTGACATTGCTATTGAGATGATGGAAGATGATGAGTTTGAAGGTGATGCTGTCATACTATTCTATAATAAAGTGACCATTAGAACAATTGATAACGTTTCTGATGAGGAAGATGATGATGAAGAGGAATATGAAGAAGAAATGTGTTCATTTTGTAATGGAACAGGAGAAGGCTCTCATCCAGATGCTACATGTCCAATATGTGGAGGAGAAGGAGTACGTAAATTTTATTATGAAGAAGACCCAGACTAAACCAAACCTTTATGGAAGATTTAAAGAAAATAATAACACTACTATTTAACGACAAACCACTAGAAGAACAACCAAAGAAGGTAGAATTCAAGATTAGAAATATAATAACACCAGAAGAAAGAGAAGCTTTCAACAAATGGTGTCAAGAGATGAACGTTAGTGCAATGTATGATGCACATAATAGAAATATTGGTTAGTTGGTGGATTTTTCATTGGGGCTCCTCAGAAATGGGGAGCTTTTTTAATTTAATTATTATGCCTACAATAGATATTCCAGATAAGATATGTCCACATTGTGGTGGTACAAAATGGTATATGACTAAACATACAAATGGTAAACTTCATATAAACACTTGTTTTTATAAAATGGCTGAAAGACGTAAAGCATTTAGAGCTACGGATAAAGGAAAAGAGTTTACAAACAATTACTATAAAACACCTGCTGGTAAAAAACATAGAGAAAAATACCAAGAAAAAGAATCTACTAAAAAACTTAGATCACAGTTAGCTATAAATCAATATCATAGAGATATGAAAAATAACAGAGAAAAAGTTTTAGAAAGAAAATCTCGTTATGATAAAAAACTTAGAGCTAAACTTACTGATGGTATAGTCAAACATTATATTATTAAGAGTTGTTCTGAATTTGGTTTAAAAATTAATGAAATACCACCAGAGCTCATAGAACTTAAACGTAAACAAATACAATTGTATAGAAAATTAAAATCAAACAAATGGCAAGTAAAACAGTAAAAACAACAACAGTTACAGATGTAATTGATGTAACACGTGACATGGGTGACAAACTATTAACCCAATATCACAAAGGTAATGACTTAAAGGTGGGACATTTAGCATTAGATGCTTATAAAACAGCAATTAGTGGTGCTAAGACACAGCTCATCTATAAAAAGCTTACAGGAACACCAACAGAAATTGATTTTTTAAAATAAACCAAACAAAAACACACCAATCATGCCTAAAATCAAAATGCTAGACTGTGGCAGTTACAGTCAAGAAGAGTTAACACAATTAGAAATTGTAGCAGCTAATCCCAAGATTAAGATTAGTAGAGCAGCATTAACCTATGGTAGAAAGTTCAATCGTTCTTCACAAGGAGTGTATGCAAAGCTTAGAAAGCTTAGAAGGGATTTAAACAATCCTATTGTACAACAAGAAGAAGCTGTAATATCTGTAGAAGAACAAGCTCCTATTGTTGTAGAACAAGCTACACCAGTATTCTCATTCAATATTACATCTATAGATGTATATGAGGATCATATTAAACTATATTATTCTAAATAACTAAATCATTCCCAACATGAAAGCAACATTAGTTTATTCCACAAGGAATTATACAACTAGAAACATATTAGTGTATGAGCCAACAGTCACTAATCCATTTGATAAGCTTCTTACAGCAATTGCAAATCATTGCGAGAGAAAAATAGCATCTAAACGATTAATAATTAAGAACAATCGTTATCTTTACACTCCATCTGATGAATGGAAACAAAGAATCATAAGGTTCAGATAACACAACCTAGACTCCAAGGATGGGGAGTTTCTACTCCCTTCCTATTTTATTTTAAATATAACGTTATGGTAGAATGCATATGTATTGATGATAGTAATAGACCAAAAGAAATACCTGCTAATAAGTGGGTAAAGAAGGATAATGAGTATAATATTATATTCACTGTCACTGTATTACCACAAAAAGAATTAGGTGTTGTTCTAGCAGAGATAGAGCTCACTGATAAAGAATTGCCATATGAGTATTTCCTTGCTAAACGCTTTGCATTTACAGAAGAAGCATTGAAAAAACTAATTGAATTGATTAAAGATTGCAGTGACATAAATTTCTCAATGGACGAACTACTAGAACAAACACAATTAGCAGAACTATAAATTATAATTATATGAAAGGTAAATTGATTAAAAAAGACCAAGATTGGTTCATCATCACAACAGATAGTGATGAATACTCATTACATCCAGATCACACAAAGATATGTGATGATATTGATGAATGGAATAACAGTGATGTAGAGTTTGAAATAGTGAAGAGATTTCTATACAATGAAACACAATACTTTGCTAAGCTGTTACCACCTACTAACAAGAAGATGATAACATTAGATGATAAGTATAAAGAGTATAAGATAAACCATCCAGATTCAACCTATTCATTTCATGAATGGATGAACATCATATACATTCCTTATACAGATGATATTGTTAAGCAAATAGAGGAATATAAAGCAACCCAAAACAAATAATCTATGAAAGAACTACTAATGAAATTAAATGCTTGTCAAGAGGCAATGGAATGGGTAGGAAATAAATCTTGGGAAGAATGTTATGCTACCTGTCACAGAGGAGATTGGCTTCTTTGGTTATTCAAAAGAACTAATCCAGATGACTTACAACCACTAACCTTAGCTAAAGGACATTGTGCCAATACTGTTCGCCACTTAATGGAGGATGAAAGAAGCCTTAAAGCTGTTGATGCAGCTATCGCATTTGGGGAGGGTAAAATAAGTGGAGAGGAGTTGAATACTTCTGCTGCTGCTGCTGCTTATGCTGCTGCTTCTGATGCTTATGCTTATGCTGCTTATGCTGCTTATGCTGCTAATGCTGCTGCTGCTTCTAATGCTTTTGCTTCTAATGCTGTTGCTGCTGTTGCTGCTGCTTATGCTGCTTATGCTGCTAATGCTGCTGCTGCTTCTAATGCTGCTGCTAAAAAAGAAAATCAACAATTAACAGCAGACATTTGTAGAAAGTATTTACCAATAGAAGTTTGGAACATAAAATAGATAACCTATGAAT